AGGCTTAAAGCAGCATTAGAAGCAGCAACTGAGTTTAATATGAGCGTAGCTGCCCCCTATACATACATTCAAGTTTAGTGTATAATTAGTTAATGGATATAAACGACTTAAGACCAGACTATTCAAAATCAATGGACATAAGAGGTGTACCAACACATGTATGTCCATGCGGTTGTGAAATATGGAACCTTAAAGTTATTTTTGATAGTTGTGAAATTGCAACTTATTTTTTAGATATGGAGTGTGCTAATTGTGGCACACTGGCAACAGCACCAACGCCACTGGATAGAGAAGAAGAAGAATGAGATCACAAAGAAGAATTGACATGCTAGAACTTGAACTGTACAAAATTAGAATTGAATTAGATATAATGCACGAAATAATGAGCAACGTTATAAACGTACAGACCCAAGCGGCGGAAGCAAGAAATATGGATTCTGGCAAGTGGTATCCACGCAAAAACCCAAATCAGAATTCCTGATCTGTTGACAAACACCACTCTATTTAGTAAGATTAGCTTTATGAAAAAACTAATAGCTACTATGGCACTAATCGCCACAACAATCGCAATCACAGTAATGCCTGCACAGGCAAATCTAAAGCCAAAAACAGTTGTACCAACATTGGCTATTTTAGACACAGCATTAGACACATCAATCCCATCAATTAAGTCAAGACTAGTTGCTGAGGTATGCATTTTAGATTGGGCATCATGTCCCAACAAAACTAAATTTATGGAGGGAACAGGAGCATCAGTTCTTCCAATTAGCATGTTATCAACAAATAACTTTAACCATGGAACACAAATGGCTTCTGCAGCAATTGCAGCTAATCCAAACATTAATATCGTATTCATTAGAATTGTTGGCAATACATCAAAGGGCCAAGTACAAACTTATGGACTCAATACTCTTGTCAATGCTTTAACATGGGTTAATAACAACAAAGCTAAGTACAATATTGTAGCAGTTGCATCAGCACATGCTACAAATGCTCCAGTTATTAAGAGAAGCGCTTCATCTGCTTATTGTCTGCCAACAGCAGTCGATACAGTAATTTCTAATTTAAATAACTCTGGCGTACCAGTATTCTTTCCTTCTGGAAATAGTGGTGGAAATACAAGCATGAATGGCAAGATCGAATGGCCAGCATGTATTAGCCAGTCAATTGCAGTTGGTGGAGTTGAAACTCTAAATCTAGATAAGCCTCAAGTTTCTTTAACAAGCAACTATGATGTTAACCTTGTAGATCTATGGGGTGAAATTCAGCAGCCAACAATTTATCCTGGAAATGTTAGTGGATATTCTTATGGAACATCTGTTTCTGTTCAAGTAATTGCTGCAAAGTACGTACAATTAAAGACCATGAAGCCAACGCTGACATCAACAGAGCTAATTTCATTAATGAAGAAAGCTTCTGATCCAGTAGAAAACTCTTATGGACAAAACGTTTATCTGTTTAACTTGAGTAAAGTAATCAATGGATAGTAAGTTAACTATACTTGAAGAAATAATCAAGGAGATTGGTGAGGAGTTGTACCAGAAATGGTACAACGCCCTCGCCATTGAAGATAGAACAGAAGAAGCATCAAAAGCAATGTCTACAAATGCTGGTGAGACAGCCTTGTGGGTAATCCAAACATTTATGAATAAGTTTAATAATGCAGCGGACGAACTAAAGGGAGAGTAAGTTGATAGTTACAGATGAAAGTTTCAATAGGGTTCTAGATTCTCATAATTTAGTCCTTATTGATTTTTGGGCTCCATGGTGCGGACCATGCTTAAAGGTGTCTCCCATACTAGATGAGATATCTAAAGAGCGTGGATTATGGGTCGGCAAGTTAAATGTTGATGAGAATCCTATAAAATCAGCAGAATACTCTGTAACATCTATCCCTTATATGGTACTATTTAAGTCTGGGAAGCCAGTAAAAACTATTACTGGTGCAAAACCTAAGCATGTTATGCTAGAAGAGCTTTCGGAATGGATCTAGAAAACATAGGTTCAGATCATCTAGAGTTTGAAATATGGCTCAAAAGTGGTTACGACAGAGGCTGGATATCTGATGTATTTTGCGATACACATGATGGGCCACCTTTAACAGATGAAGAAATGCAAGAATGGGAAGAAGGAGGAGATCCCTGCTCTTTCCATGTAAAAATAAATGCACTACATTAAATTTCTGTAATCGCAAAGGTCACAGAGGAAATAAGGAGAATAAATTAAATGAACTCATTTAAAAAAATCGCTCTAGCCGTGGTTGCAGCCATGACTTTGGGCACAATGGTAGCAACACCTGCAAGTGCTAACACCATGTCAGTTGTAGCATCCACATGGAATGCTGCAAAAACAGGTGGCGCAGGGTACGACACTCCAGCAACTGCTGGAACAGCGCTAACGACTGCAATCGTACGTCCAGTACCTGCAGACAACACTGTTGACAATACAGACGTTGTTCAGATCGTGGCAACAGTAGTAGCAGGAACATCAGTTACTGCAACTTCAACAAATGCAACAATCGTATCTGCACTACACTCAACTGCTGCACCAGTAGGAGCAACATCAGGATCATCATCTTTGACAGTTGCAACTGGTACAGGAACAACAGCAACATTTTATGTCTACACAAAGACAACAGCAATTGGAACAATTGTAATTACAAATGGCCCAGTAACTTTGACATACTATGTTCAAGGTACTGCTGGTCTTATTAATAATCTAACAGTTTCTGCTCCTGCTACAGGCGCTGCAGGAACAAGACAAGATATTACAGTATCTGCAACAGATGTATTTGGCAACAAGGTGTCTGGCAAGTCAATTACTGCAACAGTGTTTGCTGCTACAGCAGTTATGGATACAGCAACAGCAACAACTGGTGCAACTCTTTCAGACTTTGGAGTTGCAACATTTAAGGCAACGCTTCCAGCTGCTGGAACACGATCACTAATCACATTTAGTCCAACAACTGCTGGAGATGCAACCACTACCGATGTAGTTGGTCTACCTGCTCGTGTACTAGCGCCATTCGCAGAGATTGCAGTTCGTGATCTAGTATCAGAACTTGCTGCTGAGAAGGCTGCAAAAGATGCAGCACTCGCCGCTAAGGCTGTATCAGATGCTGCAGTTGTAAAGGCTGCTGCGGATGCAGTTGCTGCTAAGGCTGTTTCAGATGCTGCTCTTGCAAAGGCTGCTGCGGATGCAGTTGCTGCCAAGACTGCCTCAGATAAAGCACTTGCAGATGCAAAGACTGCTTCAGATGCAGCACTTGCTGCTGAGAAGGCTGCTTCTGCTAAGGCACTTGCTGATGCAAAGACTGCACACGATGCAGTTGTCCTTGCTAAGGATGCAGCTATTGCTAAGCTGACAGCAGACAATGCTAAAGCACTTGCTTCTTTAAAGAAGTCATTCAATGCACTCGCTACAAAGTGGAATGCAAAGAATCCAAAAGCTAAGGTAACCCTAGTTAAGTAATTTTTTAAGGGCAGTGGGAAACCACTGCCCTTAATTAGGGAAACTGATATGAATTTACTTTTAGAATTTAAAAAAGCAGCCATAAATGAAGAAGCTGTTTTGATTAAAGATTATTTTAAAACAGAATTTACTTGGCAAAATGTTTTAGATTTTGTATACGATCAAACAAAAATAAATAACCCTGACCTGGAATCAAAAAATAAGGAACAGGGCCCAGGCGTAGACACATACGGTAATATTCTAGCCCAAAAACCTATGTGGCTTGCTCCTCAAACTGGATTAGTCTGGGAACATTTTCCTGAAATGAAAGATTTTTTAGTTAAGATAAATAAAGAATCAGGTTTTAATGCAGACTTTTCAAATTGTAATTATTATAAAGAATGGGATGCCAGAGGATGTACCTGCGGAGCTTTGTGGCACACAGAAGGCATAAAAGTTTCATTGGGAGAAAAATCTGTAGGAGAGCATAGCGACCCTTGGCCAGCTTGCTACCTTCAATCAATTGGTACTTCTTTTTGGGAAATAAAAGGAAAAAACTCAACAACAACTTATGAGTTAAAAGAGGGAGACCTATTGTTTTTCCCTAAAAAAACAACACATCGTGTTTGGGCCCCTGGCCCAAGGACAGGTTTTCTAGTAAATGCTGATAGAAATAATCCTATTGCGGATGATCTTTAAAAATGGTACAATTAGATAATGAATGGGATCACTTTCATGTGATTCAAAAAAAAGTTCTAGAAGATCTAATTAAAGAATTAGAAAGTTTAGAGATCCCACCAGACTGGAGACCAAGAGAGGTTTTAAGTTTAGTACTTAGAAAATTAAAAGAAAAAGAGGCATCATGTTAAATAAGTTAAAAAATTTGTTAGGGTTCAAGTCAGTTGAATCAGAGATTGAATTGATCCTGAAAGAGCTAAGCTCACCAGCCAAGAAGGCACCAGCCAAGAAGGCACCAGCCAAGAAGGCACCAGCCAAGAAGTCACCAGCCAAGAAGGCACCAGCCAAGAAGGCACCAGCCAAGAAGGCACCAGCCAAGAAGGCACCAGCCAAGAAGGCTGGCGTTACTAAGAGCAAGTCAGTAAAGTGATAGATCCTAATAAGAAAAGCCTATACAAATCAATTACATGGCCATTTGTGCATGTATTTTTTGTAGGAGGGTTACTTTATATTGTAACTAAACTTCTTACAGGAGAAGCTGAATGGGAATATATTGGAATTGGAGCTATATCATACTTGCTCGTAGAAATGTCATTCTATTATCTTCATGAAAAAATTTGGGAAAAGATTAAAGGTAAGCAATTAAATTAATGACCGATTTAGATAAGTGTGAAATTAAAGATTGTTTTGGAGAAGCAAAATATATAACTTCTACAGAAACCAAAATGATTCAAGTATGTAAGACCTGTTATAATAAAATTTATAAAAGGTAAATAGCAAAGGGATAAAATGGAAAATTTAATTAATCTGTTAAAAACATTTCAAGCTAATTCTGTGGTATACACAAATTTAGTAAGAGGCTTTTTCTGGAATACAGAATCTGTCTTGATGCGTCAATCACGCATTGTTTATGAAGATATCTATCTAGACTCTGAAGAGGGCGTACACAATACCTCAACATGGCTTCGCCGATTAGGCGGAGAAGCGCCTTACACCCTAGAAGAGTATGCATCCAACCAAACTCTAGGAAATGTTAAGCCAGATACATACTGTGGCGTGGAAATGGCAATTCACTTAGTTCCAATTAATAAGAAGATGATCGAAGAGATTAAAAACCTTATCTCTGTTGCAAATGAAAACAACGAGTACGGACTATCATCATATCTATCTGAACGACTTTCAGCGCATCAAGAATGGAACTGGTTCTTGGAGTCAAGCCTAAAGCTTCCTCCTAACCCATGGAAGTCACTAAAAGACTAAGTTGTCACAATACAAGATCAGCGCAGTACAAATAGATGTAAACGGTCTATGTAATGCTGGATGTTGGTTTTGCCCAGTTTCTTATGAAGGAAACCCAAAATCTGCTATTAGAGATATGGAGTTGGGGGAGTTAGAAAATATACTCTCTCAACTTCATAATGGCAAAGGTGATTTTGTAGACCCTAATCTAAAAAACATTTATACAGCTAATTACAACGAAGTGTTATTGTATAAAAACTTTGAAGAGATGTTTGATTTGTATAGAAAATATAACTTTACAATAAACATACTTACAAATGGTACTCCACTTACCAAGAAAAAAGTTGATATAATTAAAAAAAATATCGATGTGATTGGTGGAATTCTTTTAAATATACCATCTGGAGATAAAACCAGATGGTCTAAGTATGTAAATTTAAATGAAAAAATGTTTGATAAAATGGTAGATAATGTTTTATATGCTGCAGAAGAACTAAATGAATTAGTTTTAGAAAATAGATTTTTTTTAATGGTTAATGGTCTAAATAATAATTCATTAGTTGAAAATGGTGGGTGGTTAGACATACTTCCTGGAGCCCCAGATTTAAATTTAGATGTAGAGTCTGGAGATTTAGCTCAAGAGGTTAAGCTATTAAAATCTATATTCCCTTCAATTGAAGTTTTCCCAGCCCACCATTTATACGACAGAGCAGGCCACCTTGCTGATTCAGGAATAATTGATCAGACTTCAGCTATTAATAAATATTTGGCGGGAGAAGGCAAGAAGGTAATAGGATGCAATGGTGGATTAGGCGTAAGAAGCAGAACTAATGAGTGGATACATATTAACCCAAATGGTGACTTATTTATCTGCTGCGCTGATTTTGATTTTAAGACAGTGTACGGAAATTCTAATAAATCTACAATTAAAGATATATGGTTTAGCAAAGAGAGAACAAACATGATAGAAGACTCATACTCTAATATGTGTACCAAGTGCTCAGCGGCCATCTGGGGCTAGCGCAGATGTGTTGGATATGCGGATGTGCAGACCACGTGGGTCTTGGCAATGAGAGGCCCACAGAGGCAGAAGTTGATCCTAATCAACTAAATGATATAATAGATTCATAAGTGGAATACTAGTCCCGCTTAAATAAATAACCTATAGGAGCAATAACATGTCAGACGGAAAAGATTTAAACGGATTTACATCACCAAAAGTAAACGATTCAACAGTATGGGGTAACAACGAGCAGTACGCAGCTGACCCAAAGGCAGCATTCCCATCAACAGACGTTTCAAACCAAGCGCAGGCTCAGGGTCCAAAGTAATATGTGCTTTGAATGCGGTTGCGAAAGCGTAGGAAGCGAAACTGGAATTAAAGAAGTTAATATCCAGGATGTATCAGATCAAAGGGATCAATAATGTGTAAAGATTGTGCATGCGGTAAAGACGAGCAAATTCAGTATGAATCAGCTCCATCACCAGCTAACAATAATGTTGTAACTATCTCACAAATTAAGGGAGCGTAGTGTCAGAAAACGTTGTAAGCTCTGGAGAAGCAACAAAAAAGAATCCTTCTCAGGGTAAATTTAAATCTGGCGTACAGCCTAAAAGACCTCCAATGAAAATCGATGTCAACAAGCACGGTATTAGAAGAGAAACACCAGCTGTTCCTCAAGCACCTAGAAAAACTGGAAGAAAGAAAGTATAATGCCTCCAAAAAAATTTGGCAGGCAAGTACCTTTTAACGACACGATTATTCGTGATGGTAAAATTGTGAGATTAAGAAAAGACGGTAGAATAAAAGCTATCGTAGGAGATTACTCTCCAAAACATCCAAAGAAATAGACTATCTATTATCTTTCTAAAGGTAGGAACTATCAGTTGATTATAAATGGTAAAGAGATTGAGGTAGAAAAACTTCATGAAAAAGTTTGGGTGTTTAAAAATGCCCTAAGTAACTCTAATGAGATGCTAGAATACTACCTAAGTAACTATGAAGATAAGTCTGTACCTTGGTATACGTTTGGCTTTCATATATTAATACCAACATCCAGAGGATACTTTGAGTCATTTCCAAGCAAAGATGATTGGCAAAAGTTTATGGATGAAAATTTTTCTGATAAAGAAATTGGAATTACAAATAATGAGTACGTTAAAGATTTGTTTAAAGTATTTCATGAATCTTCAGTTCAGTACTTTGGCTCAGTTAAAGTGGATTACGATAACTGGTGCTGGGATTCGGTTGATATAGCTTACTATAAAGACGGAATGGGCGTTAACGATTTCCAGGGCATGAACTACCACACTGATTTCCAAGAAGAAAGAAGAGAAGATCCTGGACTAAAGTTTGGAACAACATGCTTATTCTATTTGAATGATGATTATGAAGATGGTGGAGTAAACATTATAGAGCTAAGTGATGATAAGGAAGATCTACTCAGTCACGTATACTACAAGCCAAATGCTGGTGACTTAATAATGTTCCCTTCTGGTCACCCTTTTTACCATAGCCCAATGATTGCTAAGGGCGGATCTAAAGCGCTAATTAGAGCTTACTGGAGATACGAGTACCCAGGATCAGAAGCCTGGCATTCTGAAAAAGCTCAACACTCTGAAGAAGAGTGGACAGAAATTCTTCGTGAAAGACACAAGGAAGGCTCTTATAATCAAGGAAGGAGCCTTAATAAGTGGAACGAGAAAATAATCGAGAACGGCTGGAACGAGAACTTAATCAAGAAGGAAGTCTAAAGCAGCTATATTTTTTGCACATACCAAAAACTGCTGGTAAATATGTATCTGCAAATATAAAGAAATCTTTAGATAAAAATAATATACCTTACTACATAAGTACACACTATCCAAACAATAAAAATTTTGTTAACAAAGCCTACATATCTATGCATGCTGGTACCTATCCAATTGATCTAATAGACTCTTTAGATGTTGCTGTTGTAGTAAGACACCCAGTTGAAGCTAGACTAAGCTATTTTAATTTTATATATAATCGTGCTCTTTTTTTAAGAGATGAGTATATTGAAAGAAAGTCCACGCTGGAAAAATTAAGATACTATCTTTTTGAAGATCCAAATTTTAAGCTACACAATAACTATCAATCCAGGTTTATTTGCAATTCAGCTGATGAGCGTTCATTTGATCCTAGAAGCTTTTACACAAAAAATCATGAAGAAATGATGGATCCATTTTTTAAAAAGGGAGAGGCGTTTACTTGGTTTGTTGGAAACGAAAAAACTTCTAAAGAAAATGCAATGGAAGCGATAAAAAAGTTTAAAATTGTAAACTCTTTAGACAATATTGCTATGTTTGAAAAAAATATCAGCGATTGGTTTAATAATAACTATCAAATAGAAATAGATTTTGACCAGAACAATCTTATAAACTACGGATCTTTTTCATACGGAGATGAGAAAAACATTACTACTGAATACCTGATGTCTCTTATATCTGAAGAAGACATTGATCTGATTATAAAAAATAATGATATTGATTACTTTATTTACAATTATGTGAAGGATAATGAGACAAATGGCATTTCTTAGAGGAGATCTGACTCCAAAAAAAGAGTTAGAAGATTTTAATTTTAGATTTAATAAAACTTATGATGTAGATCATATTGCAGATGCTTTACAAAAATTTAGCTCTGAATGGCTAATTAATCAGAATAGGCAAAATGTGGTTTATGTAGGCAGAGCAAATCCACATGCACACACACAAACATTTATAGTACAAGACCACAGCCTAGAGTGGGACTTTGGAACAAAGATAGATGCAGTCGTTAAAGACCAAAACATTTTTGATTTAGTCTCACCTATAGTAAAAGATCTAGAGTCAATCTACGGTGGCACTTCTGGAAGAGTCCTACTGATTAAGCTTGAATCCAATAAGGATGTTTCAGAGCATACCGATAGAGGAGATTACCTATCTACTGTAAAGAGATTTCATATACCGATTATAACAAATGATAGTGTTTATTATACTGTTAATGGAGAAAAAATTAACATGAAGTGCGGAGAATGTTGGGAGATAAATAACTTAAAGCCGCATTCTGTTTTAAATGATAGCAGCATAGATAGAGTTCATTTATTAATAGACATATTCCCAGATTCATCTAATAAATGAAAAATATAAAATTAATTAACAACTTCATGTCTGAGGAAGACTCTTTGTTTTTAATAGACTGGATCGATAAAAATTCGGATGATGATTTAAAGTTTAAAAGTAGGGTCGGTATAGCCGTAAATAAAGGATTGGCATCTAGAGCAATATTCCCAGACCAAAAGCCCCCGTATTTGTTTAAAGATTTAGAGCCAATTATAAATAAGTATTCTAAAAAATTTATAGACATTGTTAAATCAGAATATAAAATAGATCAAGATTTATACTTTTATGGAGTTTCTATAACAAAACTATCAAAAGATATACAGCTTAGAATACATCAGGACGTCCACAACGATTTCTCATCTTTAGTTTGGAGCTGTGTTATATACCTTAACGATAATTATTCAGACGGAGAAGTTGTTTTCTTGGAGAGCTTTGACGAAGCTGATTTCGAAGAATCTCCACATGCAGCGCGATACGGTAATACATTTTATTTATATAAAGATGGCGCAGGCGGTCTTGTGTGCAAGCCAAAAGCCTTGGACGCATTTGTTTTCCCAGCCGATCAATGGCACGGTGGCAGGATGATATCAGACGGAACTAAGTATGCTGTAATTCTATGGCTTGTTAAAGAAAAGGAATATGAATTTAAAGGTTTTGATTCTAGAGAAGTATTAAAAAATATATATAAGGATTGACAGCTTTACCTATAGTGCTGTATAATATAGATATGAATAACTTTATTATATTTGCCGCAGCTATATTTGCAGTGTGTGCTTACGTGGGAATAAAACTTTATAGAGAAATGTCTGTAATTTTAGATGCAAAAAGAATACAAGAGCAGTTCAAAAAAGATAGCTTTTGGGAAACACAAGAATCTTTTGAGGAGTAATAACAAATGATTAAGCCATTTGGCAACCTGTTGTTAGTAAAAGAAGATAAAGTTGAGGACCGAACCACAACGTCTGGCATAGTTCTTATGGCATCATTAAGTGAATCTAACCTTAGAACTGGTAAGATTCTAGAAATGGGAAACGGAGAATATAACTATAAAGGCGAGCTCATTCCTATAACGGGCCTCAATGTTAATGATATAGTTTATTACAACCAAAATAGCGGAACAGATATTGAAGATACAGATGGAGAAAAGTACTTACTTTTAAATACAAAAAGTGTGCTTGCAATAAAAGGATAAGTGTTGCGTAAACAATTTAAGTTTAAAACAATTTTAAAATCTGTCAATTTAACTGTTAAAACTAAGTGTCCAGAAAAGTGGCTTCTTGTAGATAGAGAAACTGGTCAGGTTTACCAGGGAAGCGAAAAAGGACATTGGAACAGACTTGATCCAGTGATTAAAGACACAATAAATAAAGAAATGCTATAATTAATTCATGACTACTCCAATAATTCACGATATGCCTGGTGGCGTAATATACATTGAGAATGCATTTCCTAAATCTAAAGAGTTTTTAGATTTTGTGGAATCAAATGATCAAAACCCTGAAATTTTAAAAGTTTTTCCTTCATGGAGCACATGGATTAACGGTTATCCAGTTAGCTTAGATCCAAATGATTTGACAAAATGGGAACAGATATTCCCAGACAACGAGGGAGCTTTAGCGGGAGTTGCTAAACTGTTAGACTGGGACCTTTCTTATAATGAAAACAATGAATTTTGGCCCCGCAAAGACATTTCTAATTATGCTCAAGAAAGCAAAGCTCATCAATTGGCATTGCCAGCTATCAAAATGATAGAAGATGATTATATTAACGCTTTAAAAATTTGGTCAGAAAAGACAAACAATGATCTACCGCATCACATAACCAGAAACTACTGTATTAGAAAGTATAGAATTGGTGGTTTCATGGGGCCACACATAGACAGAAACATTTTAAACCCAAAAAATTCTATGGACTGGACATCTCTTATATACTTAAATGATGACTATGAAGGCGGAGAACTAGTGTTTGATCAGCTAGGATATTCAATAAAGCCTTCAGCTGGGAGCATAGTTTTCCTTCCATGCTTGGTTTCTCATGAAGTTAGTGAAGTGATTTCTGGAAACAAAACTTATATATTTTTGTTTATGCATACTGGAACAGGAATAACTTCAGCTCTTGGAGAGCCTTACCAAAATATGGAAGAAAAGCTAATAAGTTTTAATAACAATAATACTATTGACAACATTTAGTTCATGTTATATAATGAACTATAATGATAAATAAAATAATTTGTCGCATCAAGGGACACATTCTCGTAGCAGCAGGCTCATGCCCATATACAGGATCAACTTATCAGTACTGCGAGAGATGCAGATTAATGATACCAATTCAGGCGGCGCAATGAAAGAGCCTAAGATAATGAAAATGGACTGGCGTCCTTTAGGATATTGGCCAGTATATAAAGATGGAAAGCTTACATGGGAAAAGGATCCAAAAGATGATTGAATGGATAGCAAGGCGCATATTTAGCTGGACCAATCTCAGAGAATATATTTTTGATGAAGTTCACCTTTATGATCATTTAGATACAATTGTTAATGACCCAGAAGGAATGAAGATTGCATCATGTAGCTGGATGGAAGGCGACATGTGGTATGGCTGGAACTACGATAGTAACGCTAAGCGTTACTACTTTGATGACATTGGCAATAAGTCCCTCATTGGATTGTGGGAAGATCAATGGTTAAAAAAGGAAGATGCCTAAACATTGGGAGGATAAATCTCAATGGATCACCAACTGTCCAATATGCTATTGTGCAGTAACACATCAACTAAGAGATTATCATATTCAGTATCATGAAAATCAAATAAGAATGGCAATCCCAATAGATGAAGTATAAGAAATTAAAGATATTATTAAAGCCGTATAAGGCACAATTTGATAGATCACCAAGACACATAAAGGTTATTTCTATCTTGTGTGTTGTCTGGCTGGCTTCACCAATTGACCCATTCGATATACTTTTCCCTTGGGCTGCATTTACCGATGATATATTTATTGCAGGTGTCCTTCTTAAAATGCTTTATAAATACGGCGGGCTGCCAGAAGATAAGGTTATCACCCCAGTTGAGCTACTGAAGAATCTGTTTGGAAAAGATAAAGAGCATAAGCATACAGCAATGACATACGAAGAGCTTGCAATTTCAGCTAAAATATACTTAGAGCAAGTGTCAGAAGATAAATCTAAGAATATGATATAATATGATTATGGACAATAATGATATTAATTTAACAGATGAAGAGATCTCAAAGGGATATGAATCAGATAACCCAGATGAAGATAAATGGGACAACCTAGAAAAGGCTTGCTGGAGCGGATACAAGCAGGTTGGTATGAAAGATAAGGGCGGAAAGAAAGTCCCTAACTGTGTACCAGTAAAGAAGTCTCTATTCGGCACAGAAGGACCACAGAGCCTCATCCCAAGGAATAAGTAGCATGGGCATACTAGATAACCTTGAAGCCTATTTAGAGGCGGAAGAGCCAGAAAAATGTTATTACTGCACTAAAGCAGCTAAGTATAATGATTTAGCAGAAGTAGATACATGTAGATATGATGTAGTAGGCGTATGTGAATGCCATTCATTTAAAGGATTAAGCTCATAATATAATCTAATATTGACCGAAAAGTGAAGTCGAAAAGTAGAGACCCCCTTGTCAGTACCTGACATAAATGCTATACTAAATACATGTTGCAGAGTTTAGAGATACCTGATCCATTTACTGCTTTTCGTATAGCAAAATACGCAAAACAAAAATATGGTGCTAGATATGACTTCTTTAGCGGTGAATGGGATATGGAATGCGGTGCATGCCAAGAGCCATTAAACGCTCCAACTAAAAAGATATTGACTAAGATCAGGCTATATCATACTCGTAATGAATGTCTTGGTGGATACTGATGAGCGATATTGATCCTGACAGATCAATGCGTCTTAAATTAGTTATAGAAGAGATGCTTAAAGATATTGATATGAGCGGTGAAAAGTGGAATGATCGTGATAAAAACGGGATCCCGTATTGGGAAAAAGAACGGGGTGACAAATAATGTGGTCATGGGTATTAGCTATTATAGGTGTAACAGGCATATTCTTTGTTGGTCGAAAGACAATATGGGGATGGTGGGTTTTATTATTTAATGAGGCTTTGTGGATAGCATATGCCCTAATAACAAAGCAATATGGATTTATAGCCTCAGCAATAGCATATGCAGCAGTTTATATTAGATCTTACATACACTGGTCGAAAGAGCCAGTAAATGAGATTCATCTATGAACAACGAAACAATTTATATATCTATAGCAGCATGCAAAGAAGAGTTTTTAGTTCAAACAATCAAAAGCGCACTAGCTAACGCAGACAATCCAGACCTATTGTATTTTGGAATAGCCAATATGGTTATAGATCAAAAAGACTTTTTGTCAGATCCAATATTTAATCATCCCAGACTAACCTATGTAGATATAAAGCATGAGCGCCCACTAGGCACTGGTATTGGTAGGATGATGGCCTCTATTATAAATTATAGAGACCATGAGTATTTGCTGCAAGTTGACGCACACAATGTTTTTGAAAAAGGATGGGACACTACCCTAAAGCAACACTATAACGATCTGTTAAAGATTTGTGATAAGCCTATCATATCTACAAATCCTCTTAGATGGATAGATGGACCAAACAAAGAAGTATTTTTGCATAACAATTTGAGGGGTATGGCGGTAGACCCACTTGATTTTAAAACTGATGAAAATTTTGGTTCATTAAAAATACAGGTTATTTCCATAAATGCTTCCTCGTATGCAAACGCTCAAGTACCAAGCGAAGAAATGATGGATTATGCTTTTATTGAGGGTTGTCATGTGGATTGGCAAGAGGGTCAAGATTTTGTTGAGCACGGACTGATATTTGCTTCATTTATGTTTACAAAATTTGGTTTTACTCGTGAGCTGATGCATGATCCAGCAAACCCTTTCAACGGTGATCAAATTAATCTATCTTTTAGAGCGGGCACTAGAGGATACAGAATGTTCTCAATCAAGAAGTGTATAATGTGGTCTAAAGACAAGTTTAACGATGGTAAGCTTTTGTCTGACGATGACTGGAGAACTCTTGATAGAGGCAAAATTGGAAAATTTAACGAAGTTAACTCTCAATTTGATCAAACTGAAATATTTTCTGGGGAATACCTAGGATATTGGGGAGCACCAAACAAGGAATCAATTGCTGAGTATTATAATAAGATAGGGATAGATTTATCTAAATACTTTATATCAAAGAGAGAATACCTGGTTGGAAAAGGTGAGGGCGGGGGAACCAATGGATAAGTTTCAATCATCCTATGAGAAGTATGTAAATACAGAGCCATATAAGGTAGCATGTACTCAATGTAAGCAACTCTATGTCAAGCAAGATGATGACCCATTTATATGCCTTACATGCTCAGCAAAATGAGTGACAGCCCTACCCCATATCTTTAAGGCGGGGGAGACAAAGGAGTATAATAGTACTATAGGGATAAACATCCTTGGTTACTAGAGAAAGATATAACATGAGTACTCCAATGTGCAAGACATGTTCAATAGAGACAAATAAGGCAGCATGGGCTAAATACCCAGATATGCTCGATCTCTGCAAAATGTGCAAATCCTTTCAACAATCAATTGAACATACCATAGATGCAGCAGATAAGGTGCGAAAGAAAGCTGCACAAATAGGCAGACAATTAGAGTCTTAAAAGCTCTTACCCATTATATCCCCCCTCCTTTTATCTCCCTTGTATCAGCCTCCTAGAGGCTTATTTAGTGGAGTATTGTGGAGTAAAGTGGAGAATCATACTATCAATTTAGATCCAAATACTATCATTATATATAGTTAAACATATCTATGTAATGGAACGTTACCATTTGATGGGTCATAATGTCAATAGGGCCTATATAAAGCATATTGGCCAATATTTGTCAATAGATATTCCAGGAAATTTTTTTATTTGTTCGTAAAGAGCAATTTTGGCCCATATTTATGGCAAAAAATTATGTCTAATTCTGTATAATTTGTCTCATATAATGAGATATTCTATACAGATTTTGACAGATTTTATTCAATATGCATACAAATTCCAGCGTATTTTTACATGCGTCGTAAAGAAGAAATTTGGCCCATAAGATGGGCATACAAAAATGGGACATATAGCTAATTAAAGCCATATGCCCCATAGGGGAAGTTATATTAGAATGAATCTAGATCCATTATGTATTTGCTATCTCTTACTCTTGTTTCTTCAAGGGATTTAATAGTTAGGTTTCTATCCACCGCCCCGTATTTTGCCTCAATCATATCGTTGAGAGCATCAGCCAGAAGCAATCCTTCGGATGTGTATCCCTTGTCCCATTCTGACTTTAATCTAAGGGAATTGTATTGGATAATATATCTAACTAGTTCCATTAGCCTGTCTTGGGTGTATAAGGTATGTTCAGTTGTTAATACATTTGCCATTACGGCAGGGGAGAAGTTAGCATTGTTTAGATAGTCTGTTAGTTTTTCTGCTGCTTTGAATTCGTTCGCTTTAGCCATTGAGTTCCGCCTTTCGTTTTGATTATACCATTGACCACTGACATTTGTAAATGAAGCGAGGTTCCTCCCCTTTCCCGTTTTCCCACAGAGAGGAGGAACCCCACACTTAGTTTATTACTTGACGTTCTTCTTGTCTGTGAAGACTACGCCCTCTTGTGCTGCCTTGCTGATAACGCCTAGAGCTGCAGCTGAAAAGCGGCCACGCTTGCCCACAGAAATTCCCTGGGTCTTGAGGTACTCACGAGTTGTTGTTGGTGTTGATGTCATTTGTTTGATCCTTTCTAGATCTTTGTTATATATATTATATCCGAATTTCGGCGATTTGTAAATAGGTGCCGTAAAGCAAAATTTTTGCCCGTGCCCTTAGATTATGACCGTTATGTCCGAATTGTCCATAACGGCCCAACCTATCTTTATTCAGTTGTTAGTTCTTCTACTTGGTATGGCTCTATCTTATCTTTACGATTGGCACCCTTTTGCCATTCTTTCTTAGGTGCGGCTACTGCCTTGTACCATGCCTCATCGCTGTCCTTGGCTTCTACTACAATGTAAAATTCCTGAATGGTGTCGCCATATACTTTAAACTGTTTAGTCATAGTTCCACCTGTTCTATCTTGTCTTTAATTAGTTTAGCAATGATGTTGTGTGCCTCGATGTTTTCTGTTTCGGACCCACCCCACAAAAGCTTTTGGGCTTTACTAAGTTGATCGTTTAAGTACTTATCACTCATCTTCATCTTCGTCGTCCTCCTCTTCTTCATCTTCCTCAAACATTGTGTCCACAATGTATTCACGATTCATCATCCATTCAAGGACATCTTCGTTGTGCTGTTCGGCACCGTACTCCAGAGAGAACCCCATACCAGCCTCCACAGCCTCACAGAGGTGGCCCCACATGTCATCTAGGGTGCAGTTCTGCTTGTAGGTCTCATCCTCAAATATGTTGTTAATTGTTGACCAAGTCCACAACCAAACTAATGATAGACCTAGGTCAGTGCTGTCTAGAATCTCTAAACACTTGTTTAGTTTATCTTTATCGTCAGGCTTCATTAGCAAACTCCAAATCTATTCTTGATTGAATTGCAAATGATAGTTCATATGTTAGTTGATATAGTTCGACTAGAGTATCTAGTCGTCCTTCACATTCTGTTCGGACCATAGAATCCATTGCCTCTTCAGACAACTCCTCCTGTGCTAATGCGTCCTTTAAATCTTGCTCGGCAATTAGCATTAAGTTCTTTAGTTCTCCGTGCATTATATCTAATCCGCTAACACCCGCATTAACCAAACGCTGTAGGTGCGGAGGGAGCCCAATGTCTTCTTGATTCATTATATTACCTCATAGTTCACTAGTGTTGATTCATTTAAGTTGTTTGCCCAATCAGGCTTTCCTTCTACCCAATCATATTCAATATCGATATCTCCTCCGCCTTCGGCAGGAGCACCAATTGTGATTACCAATTCTGTCCCGTCCTCAAAAAATATTTGTTCAACGGCGGAACGATAAGTAACTTCTCTAGATGATATGTTCATTAATATACCCTTTCGTTATCAATCATTATATCAGTAGCCACTGACAAAATATGTTCCATAGTATCAATGGCACCCATATAATAACTATCTGATTCGAAGTATTCATCTTCAGGAATAGGAATATTATTTCTAGCATCTTCTAAATCTTGTTCTAAACTAATCTTATGTATCTTTAGATACTCCATAAAATGTGATGACTTAGTCAAAATAACCCTCCGCCCAAAGCCCCTGGAGGAAGTCATTTGTTTTTAACAAGCCTTCATTTAATATTGACTTGTCCATTAAATCGGACGGGGTTCTAAGATAAAATAACTTAGCATCATGTACTGAGTTAATCATCTCATCAAGATCATCTTTAGTATAACCTAGCATTCTATTGCCTCCATATATTTAATCATAGTATTAAGTGTTATATGAATGTGACAATCACAATCATCTGATGTATCTCTATCATCAAAATGGATTAAGTTGTCATCATAGATATAATCAATTAGTTCTTGGCTGGTAATCATAGGAGGAATTCATCTCCTTCAATATAACCATAGTACTCATTGTATGATTGTTTTAAGTTATCAGGAGCAAATTGCATGAACATATATTCAGCATAATCGCTGCCCTCATCTAAATTTTTGCTGTTCCATTGTTCAAAGAGATGTTGCTCAATATCTACTTGAATTGCTCCAAGGATATGTTCTCCTACTGTATCTGTAAATGCTTCCATTATGCTTCCGCCTTTCTATATTCGGGTACTTTAGTGTCTAAGTATATCTTATGGGTCTGACAAATTGCTACAGCCTCTAGGTCAGCATTGCCTAGCCAGTTGCAGTTGCCACAGATTTCACCGCAGTCATTGTCGCAGTATTCCATTTGGTCAGTTGCATCACAATCACGGCACATGTTATCGTATTCTGATTCTGATATAACTTCTCCACGGAGGAATTCCATTTCCCCACCCCAACCTGTTTCTTCTTCATATGATAAAGTAAATAGTAGTGTTGGGTATTGTGCAGATAGTTTAGAGATAGCACCAAGAGGTCGTGACCATGCAGTGTTAAAGTTGTAATGAACTACATAGTTCTCACCGTTTTCTGCTTCTTCAATAGTTGTATCAGGATACTTATTACCCTCGGCTACAGCAACATCCCACTTGGTTCCCCACTCACGCACATTAAAGTTGTACCAGTCATTGGTCTCAAACTTCATTGCCTGAGAAAAGTCGGTGGAACGAGGAGGCTGTCCATGATATACCTCATCAGTAATACCAGCATCTCTATAGTTATAGATATTATGAAAAGCAAAGATAGGATTAACATACTTAGTCTGCTTGACATCATATGATAAATCACCTACTGCAGTAATAGAATAAACAAATGGCTTATTCATTTGTTTGATTAGAGATTTTACTTGCTCAGGATTACCTTCAATAGTTAATCCATTAAATACCCAATTTGGCATTTTATATCCTTTCGTTGATATGTTCCAATTATACAATGGACCACTGACATTTGGAATAGCAAATAGGTGTGTTTCACACCACATTTTCCAAGCTATGTGGTCAAGATCACACAAATTCCTGGGAAAATTAACTTGACGTCGTAAAACAAACATGCTACCCTCAAGTCTTTGCGGGCAATAGAAAACCCCCAGCTATGCTGGGGGTTATGAATATGGCTGCTGATTTCCAACGAAAGAAATAAACCGCTTTACTTAGCGCCTGGCCCTAAAGACTAATAGACGCACCATTTCATTTCCTATTAAAACCAGGACCAAAGTCCTAGTCTAATTATACCATAACTAGTCGACTGTATTTATCTACGAATGCTGCAAGGGACGAGGTAAACACTACCGTGCTCAGGTCCTCTTCATACAGTGTAAAAGTTTGATTGGACCAATCAATAACAGGCACCTTATGCTCATTATCTCCTAATTGATTAATGTAGATACCCCAGCCTGTTTTTTCAGTCCAGTCTTCTCCAATTAGATTAGATATAGCAATGCGTGTTGCATATGATTCATCCTGCCAGCGAGGCTCTGCAGCCTGCACAGCATTGGCCAACTTGGCTAGCATATTATGCCCAGCCCAGTGTCCATATAGAAATAGTACATTCTCCTTGGAATCTCTGAATCCAAAGTTTGCTCTGTCGCCCATTTTATTCCGCCGTTTCTAGTTGAGGGATTGCTTCTTCCGTTTTGTTTAATTCTATCACTTCGTATGCGACCTTGTCAAGGCCACGCTTGCTTGCGTTGTAGTGGTGACCGCAAAAGAAAAGCTCACCATCTACTAGTTTAACCATATACATTGCTTGGGCTGTGCCACATTGGTCACATGCTATCCATCTTGTTAGATCTTCCATTGTCATAGTGCTCCACCTTCAATCATCTCAGAAAGACGATCAAGGATCCAGGAATCAATGTCGTTGATATCAATCTCTGATAACTTTTCCATGATTTCATCACGGGCAAACTTATACCCATCGTCCCAACCATCTTTATAGTCTGACATAATTTCTCCTTAATAACCTGTGGTTTCGTAGTCTGATATGTAAGATTCAGTTAAGTTATACTTATCACGAATTCTACTTACTTTCTCAATACTACCAGTTCCAATGTTGAATGTCAACGGTGACATTGCTTGCGGGTCCAGCCCAATAATTTGTGCATCCCAATAGGCCATCTCCATGGATAGCCTATCAGGAGCAGTCAACTCAAAATACATTAGCAGTTCTCCCTAATGTTGCAGATTTCTTGGTCAACAACTTCAATGTTGCCATTGTGTGAATCAGCATAAAGAGCATCTTCAATTTCTGAATCTAAGTCAAAATGAGTATCCTCAAGTAGGTTGACTGAAATAGTTCCGCTAACTTCAATAGATGCAGACCATTCAATCTCTCTAATTAATTCAATCTCAAGCGCTTCTGCAATTGCTTGCAAAGTTTCTTGGTCTTCTGAATCAGCATATGCCTCTGAAATAATATCTTTAACTAAGCCAATCTTATTCTGTAAAGATGAGACTGCCTTAGAATTTGTGCGACCATTATGCAGTTCGTATTCAATGTTGCGAACTTTATCTGTAGCATATTCAGCATCCGAATAACCACGGATTACTTTGTATGTAACTAATTGGTCAGGGTTGTACTTCTCTGCATCTGATAGAGGCAGGTTTTCTACTGTCATTCCGTCCATATTGCTTCCTTCTTTCGTTTGGTTTAAGGATGTAATTGTAGCATGCTCCACTGACACTAATGTGGTCTTACGGCCACACGGGCATGTGAGTTCTGTCACACCTGATGGAAAGCCAAATCCATCAGATGATGTTAATTGGATTAAACAATCACACTCATCTGGGTCACAGACAAATGTGTACACGCTTGATACTAGTTCGTTGGTCATGTACAGAATTATACAGGACCCCACTGACATTTACAATAGATTCCAGGGAATTTAAATGTGAGTCGTAACACACTTTTTGCCCCCTTAGCTTTGAGGGCGCTTGGCGATCCATAACGGACTTGAACCGTCGGCCTCTACCGTGACAGGGTAGCGCTCTAACCAACTGAGCTAATGGACCAAGAAAAAATGTGAGCAGTTTTAAATCTTGCTCAGGATTATTTTTATTTAGAAAGCAGAAATCAATTTCTTGATTTTGTTTTTCTCAGCGGTTAGCACTGGGTCAAATCCTGATGCGCCAGCCATAAGCGTTTCAGAATTTCCACGACCTGAGCGATAGTAATCAAGGCGTTCGGTGAGAGCATTAAACGCACCCCATTTAGTTCCCTTGATGTTAGCATTAGTTGGTGAGTTATGGTAAAGGTCATCAAGTAGCACGACCTTATTCTCCCATTTAGTTAGCGCAACTTTAGCAGCATCATCAGCAGGCTTTGGATAAATTGTGTGAATTAACTTTGAGAATTCAGCATCAGTAATTGACTGAGAATAAAGTGCTTGCGCTTCCTTCTCGAATTCATCAAAGTAACCAAGAGCAAGCCCAAGAGTTTCACGAGCAACTTGAATGCGACCTTCAACAGATTGCGTATGACGAATCTTGAAAGATTGCTTAGCGTTACGCATGGCAAGATTCAATGTGTTTTGGCATACAACACGAACAGGAGTAACAGCAGCCTGAACAGCAACTGACCCGTCATGTGATGTCCATACAATTAAATAGAGTTTAGTTTCATCGTTGGCACCTTGTGGGTCAAGAACCATTGTGCGAGGAATATCAACAGTGCCGAATACAACTTTGCCCTTTTTCAATGAGCCAGCAGATTCCCAACGGCAGTCAGCGTTCGCATCATGAATAGCATCAGCGAATGCGAATAATTCTTCATTCTGTACAGGCTTGTAACGCTTGCCAACAGTGGCAAGAACATCAGTTCCCTTATTGAATGGATTGTCACGAATGACAAGAGATGCGGTAGAGACATCATTCCAAGATTCTGGAATGTGCTCAGTGATTGGAGATAGACGAACATTCCAATTTGCCAACTTTGCTTCTTCAAGCATTAGGGCGGTAGTAACTTCTTCATCTTTTGTGAAGATGCGATTTGCTAGGTTGTGCCAAGCAGGTGCGCCACGGAGAGCGAAAGCAACTTCGCCGTTTTCCATTTCTAGATTGTGAGCCATATATTTTTTACCTTTCGTTTGATTAGTCATAAGTATAACAGGTGCCACTGACATTGTCTAGGATTAGATACAATATGTCCGAATTGATCCATGTGATTAATCTCACAAAATTCCAGGGATATCCACAGGCAGTCGTAACCCTGTGGATAACCCCTTACCTTTACGGGCCAGCTGCAGGATATGCAGCTAGTGTTAGATCTTTACAGACCTAACTCATCCCTGGTTAATTGATTCTTTCGATTGAAGTTAATAACTTCGGCGGGAAGATAAAGAGCAGTTGTCTTAGTCTTCTTCAATGTATCATACACATAAGCACGAACATCACCAAAAAAGTTACGGCGATTAGAGAATGCTAATTCAGTTAAGTATTCCTTATCAACGCCTTGCTCTGAATAAATTGTTACATCATTTAACTTGTTCTCATCATAGATTTCTACTCTGAAACGATTTTTCATTTTGTTGCCTTTGTTAGTAGTTGTCCCAAAAGGGAGAGCAGTTTGGCGACATACTCAGGTCGTTGGATTATTTACAGATAACGAGCAACCGCATTGTAAGTGCTGGTATTAACAACTTCCTCATCTGTCATTTTAAGAATACGAATTGCGTTTTCCATTTCCTCTTTCATCTCATTGTATGAGTGGCGGTGGATTACTTCGTAGTCCTTCTCAGGTTCAGCAGGGAAGTTTCCTTCCTTTGTGATGATGTCAAAATCAACATTGAGAGTGTTGTTCCAGTTGCGATAGTTTGTGCGTAGGTTTTCAGCCTTTGAGAAGTTAGCAATAGCCCACTTTCCAATTTCCTTTTTCCACGCTTCTACCTGCTTGTTATACTTTGCTTCGTTTGCTTCTTGTGATGCGAAGTCTTTATTTAGTTGTGCCAACTTTGTTTCCAAAGCCTTGATTACTCGCTGAGTTGGGATTTTCACCGAGATTGCTTTTCCTCTAGCCATTTGTTTCCTTCTTTCGTTGTGGGTTGGGTTGATGAAGTAATTATAGCAGGGAGGTCTGACATTTCTGCGACCCCCCTGCCTTTAGATTATACGCCTAGTAGTGTTTGAGCGGATACGGAAGTCCAACGAGTTTCCTTGTTTGGCATTTCCAATAGCACACGCACCGAGCCAGATGTTTGTGGGTGGATTTCTTTAATCACACCTGTTTTCTTTGACTTAAGGGTAGTGAATAAATCGCCTACCTGATACAACTTGTCGTTGATTGTCATTTATTGCCTCTTTTCTTTGTTAGGTTGGTAATTATAGCATTGGGGTCTGACATTAGTCTAGCCCTATCTCATTATTTGAGAAAGTTATTGTGTGACCTTAGTCACTTTCAGGTAGCCAAGCGTCTAAGTGGTGCTGTTCGATAATAGCCCACGCTGGCGCATGAGAGTCACCCTTATAAGATACGCCTTCAGGCATTTCGATCAACTTATTATAATCCTCATCATAGTAAGCATCAATAGCCTCGATACAAGGCTGTACCATAGAAAGTGGGACGGGCGGGTAATGATTACCCTGTAAGTGATAACCTAGTGCTACCTCTAAATCTAATTCAGTTAAATCTAATGCTGTATTGTATCCCATTATTCTGCCACCTTAAGAATTGCGTATGAGCCATTAGCATTTATCTCATCAAGAATTGGTTGTAGTCGGCTACCGACTAAATCTTTTAGCATTGACTCTAGCATAAAGATACGAGTATCCTCATCAAGCATTTCTATTTGCTTAGTTACTGGATGGCCGTCCTTAAACTCTGTTACGAACTTCAGGTTGTGTTCTATTCTCATTTGTTGCCTTTCGTTGTTGGTATAAGAGTATTATAGCCTATGCCACTGACAAATTGCTCAACACGCCCAAGCTTTATCTAATTTATTTTGTGATTAATCTCACAAATTCCAGGGGGTTGTGGATAACGCCCGTAACCCTGTGGATAACCCCGCAGCTTTACGGGCGGGCAGCGTCATTGATCAAATTTATTTTTATGTTTTATTTTTCTAAAATATTTTTTCTTATTGCGTACAGGTTGCGCCGCATTACTGCGACGCAATTCCTGTATGCGTTTAACTTTATCTCGAAGTGAATTTTGTGACATGGTATCCACACGCTTTATGAAATCGGTTTACATCAAATCGCTCATTATCTTTTGCGAACATAACTGCGAAATCATTTACAATTTTAGAAAATAAAGCAGGGTGCGCCTTATCACTAGCAAAGTTTAAAATTTCTGCTACTGCGACATAATCTTTTCTTGTCATCATTTTGTTACGACCTTTCGACCTTCACGATAAAATGTTTTTGTGTACATCTTGCCAGTTGGCGTCATTAAATTTACAGTTGAGTATTCGTTAGCAAATCCCCAATCGGTAAATGAAAGAAATGCGGTGAACGCTTCTAAAGCGTCATCATAGTTTTTATTCCAATGGATAGGCTTGCTATCGTAGGAAATTGTTATTTGGTACATTAGTCATTTTCCCCGTTCTTAAATAAAGAGCCATCTTGACAATCGCAAGGCTCGCAATCAAAATCATTATCATCACCAAAAAAGATTACGCCATGACCTAAGCAATCTTGGCAATCTATTGTTAATACTGAGTTAATCATTAGTGTTGTTCCTCGCAATCTTTGTCATAGTCAAATCCGCAAAAGTAGCAACCCATAAATTCTAGGTGTTCGATACAGTAATACTTAAATTGACTTTCATCACAACAAAAATGTTGCTCGTCTGCGATTTCATAGAAATCGGTTTTGTCGATTATGTTTAACATAGTTTTCCTTTCGTTTGTTTATTCTGTAATTATAGCGGATAGCACTGACAAATTAGTCAGATACCCTAACCGCAATGGTTGCCCAAAAGTTTTTGATCCCACGGGTTGGGCGAACCTCGATAGCGTAAGCCTCTAGGTTTTCTCCGTACCAAATTGCGTCACGCTTTGTTGCGTATACGATAGTTCCCTCGTCATGGCGAGAGTGTGAGCGATAGTGTTTTCCCTCTAAGAGGCTTTCGATAGTGTATGCTTTTGCTGACATGAGTTGTCACCTTTCGTTTGTTGATACTGGCAATTATAGCCTATGCCACTGACATTTTCACATTACTGGCGAGTAATTCCACATTTTGAGACGCTCAAGTCGTGTGATAAAAATCACAAAATCTCGGGCGTGTCGCAAATTCCAGGGGTTGTGGATAACCCCCGTAACCCTGTGGATAACCCCGCTCTTTTGCGGGCGCATCAACTTTTGTCAAGTCGACACGCCGCTGTTTATTCGAAATCTTTAAAAATTTCTTCAAGCTTTAGAATTTGCTCATCTGTTAAATGATCAATTTCAATTGCTTTTTCAAATCCAAAAAAATCCATTATTCGTTTTCCATTTCTGCTAAATAATCTTCATGTTCAATTAGTCCGATTGAAAAAGCGATTGGGTCGCAACATTCCAAAATTTCGGCGGGAGTAAAAGTAGAGTAACCAATTTTTACAGTAGGGTAAACATCATTTAGTAAATCAATAAAGCTTTCTTTAATTTCTAAATCTTTTTCGAAATCTGATTTCATTCGCTTAACTCCAATTCGGTATAATCAACAACAATAAAATCAAGTCGCTCTAATGGAACAACCTTTAACCATGATAAGGCAGACTCAAAATCATCTGCCTCAACAGTAACGGATAAATCAAAATTAAATACAGCCATTTAGTTAGTTTCCTTATCTTTTAGTATGTTTAGAATAATCTCTAATTGCTTAGTGCTTAGTAACGCTTGAGCGCAACCCCACTTAAAGGCTAAATCCATTTCGCCATAGTGCTTTTTAGCAAGAGTTGTTATTTCTTGCGTTACCTCAAAATTAGTTTTCATTTAGTTAAACTCCAATCGGAATAAAATGGTAAGCGGTCATAGTCATCATAGAAATAGACTCTATCTATGTTCTGCTCGCATGTTTCGCAGAAAGTGTATTCGACATCTACACCCATGCCATAGGTAGTAGATACGCTCTCCATGTGTGGAGTGTGTGTATGTGTATTTGTTAGTGTAGTCATAGTGACCACCTTTCTTTTTCGTTATGGTAGTATTTTACCACGGGGGTCTGACATTTATCTACCTACTAGCCAGTAATTCCAAATAATGAGACGCTCAGCCTATGTGATAGTAATCACAAAATCTCGGGCGTGTCGCAAAACCTGGGGGTTGTGGATAACCCCCGTAACCCTGTGGATAACTCCCGCAAGTACTTGCGGGCCAGCTTGACAATGTCAAGCCGACACGCCGTTAGGCTAGTGTGAGTTAGCCCACTCTCGGTAATCCGCTACGATCTCACGCCATACAAGGCGGAGCATAATTAGGGCGGGAATACCAATACCTAATTGGACTAGTGTAGTAAGTAGTCTATTCATTACTCTCCCCATGTATCATTAGTATTAGTAGGCAAGCAATTGCCTAGTGTTCGATTATTCTTTACTCTTTTATAAATCTTATAACCGATAAAAACAACGGAGGACAAGATAAGGAAAGCCCATGATAGGGATAAGTAAATAAAATCACCCATGTCAAGCATAAAGCCGTATTCATTTAGTTCGATAGTCATTACTTATTTACCTCTACTTCTCTAATGTTGTAAGTGAAACCCTTACCTAGTTTATTTAGTTCGTTCATTACTGTTAGCAATTCATCTGCGCTAGTAGCCTTGTTATTAACGCTTAGTAGTTGGCTACCTTGCCAAAGTGTGTAAGTGATTATCATTAGTAAGTATCCTCTACGCCTAGTTCATAGGACTTGTTTAGTAGTGTTAGTAGTTCAGGTGTTACAGTAAATCCGTTAGCCTTAGCCATGTCGGCTAGTGTATCCATTGGGTACATCATTATTAGTTCTCCCATGTTAGTTGGTAAAGTTTTGCTAGTGCCTCATCATCTGAGTCATCAAATTCATCTAGTGGAGGTTGTTCCTCATCTACCTCATCAAGGTATGCGTATGCGTCTGCGACATCTGATTGGATAGTATCCCATTTAGATACGCTATTAGTTTCGTATGAGTATGCGTATGACATTATTTATTCATCTCCTTAGCGATTGTATCGGACTTACGCAAAGCCTCTAGGGCTATTGCTAGGGAGGCAAGGCGTTGCGCCTCTACCATTTGCTTGTATTCATCTAGTGTCATTTATTCTGACCTTTCGTTGTTGTTATTCTGTAATTGTAGCATGGGGGTCTGACAAATTGGGGAGGTTGGGCTAGCGTGTCGCTGTGAGGTGTGTCACATGCCTCTCTTGAGGCGAATAGCCTCGACCTGTGCTAATTGCTCAGGTGTAGCGTTGCGGAAAGCCTGTACGCTCTCTCTAATCCAAGGTGACTTAGCCATAGCCTTTTCGTGAGCGATAGCGTTTCGCTCTTGTTGTTCTTTTCTAATTCGTTCTAGTGTATTCATTAGATGATTACCTTTCGTTTGTTTGTTATACCTTAAGCATAGCATGGGGGTCTGACAAATGTCTAATCCAAAATGCGTATAATTCGGACATTGTGAGATGTATCACAAAAAAATCGTGTGAGATGAGTCACAAATGACCATTCATTATGGGCGCACTATCCGAAATGTCCGTTTTGCCTAAATTGTGTATCATACATGTAAAAAATATATTAACATTTTCTTAAATCTGAAAAAGCAGTCAACTAGAATAAATGGCGGGGAATATGGTAAGATACTACTTGATCAACATAGCTGTTATATAAGCTATTGACTTTGGTAAAAGTAAAATGCTACACTTAGTTTGCTTTGTGGGGGGCTTACCCTGAAACTCAATATGTACCAGATAACATCTGTGGATATATGTTCCAGGAATTGCTTTCTCTATCTTTCCAAAAAGAAAAAATTTGGGGGGTAGGGGGGCTTTCCTAAAATCTAATATACCCAGATAAAAAGTTAAAAAAGATAAAGAATATAAGACAAATAGGTGATAAGTATGTGTAGAGAATGTGGAAACTGTTCAAGACAACATACTAGAACGATAGATGATTCTATGGATGAAGTCCTAGATTCAATTTTTAAAAAAACGGGGGTAGAACAGTGAAACTTCTTTTGGCTATAGCCATAGTAACTGTAATGACTTTTACCCTTGGTATCATATATCAGATAATAGGCTAATATAAGGGCCTATAGCTTAACCTGGTTAAAGCAATTGTCTTATATGCAATCGACTTTGGGTTCAAATCCCAATAGGCCTACTTGGAGGAAATATGGATAATGTAAGAGTGCCAGATGAATGGCCAAAAACTAAGAAGGCTAAATTCCTTCTTGTATGCTTTGGCGTTATAGTACTATTTCTTTTTTTTAATTTATAGATCTACTTGGTTTCACGTGAAACATGGAGTATAATATTACTATGCTAGCCTATGATGTTCCTCTTTCCGCCCTCCTTTTTATCGTATATGCTGGTGTACCAGCAGAAAATAATATAGGGCCTACTGAGGAGCAATTGGACGAGTATATAGCGATGTTAAAAAGAATTCAGGACTATGGTCTCTAATTTTCGGCTCACTTTTCGCCGCACTTTTTAGGACATTGAATCTGTAGAATATGTAGGGTATAATATACTTATTCTTAAAAATTAAAGGAGATACACGATGAGATTTTTTAGTACAATTGACTCTGAAAGAGTAAACGCAATCTGGAACAAGTTCGATCTTTTTCTAGTTAAAGAATTCAAAGAAGCAAACCCATCTTTATCAGACGAAGAAATCTTGGAAGCAACAAAAGATGGCAAGCTAACAATTAAATACCAAGAAGATCAAAACTACGATGTATTGGTTTATGAAACAGCAAATCTAAAGCTAGAAGAGTCTGAAGAGTATCTAGTAACAAACTTCGGCACAGAGTCTGACATAGCAGATCTTGAATCTTGGAAGGCTGCAAATTAATGGGAATCCTTGATGACGTAACCCATGCTGAAGAGCAACCAGTAATTACTCTTCCTGCAAGCTCACAAAAAAAATTTATTTCTTTTGAAATTACAGACGAAGAAGTTCTTGAAATTAAAAATTGGCTAAATTCTGCTACAGATGAGGAAAAAGAAACAATTGAGCATTCTAATATAACTAGAATTAATTACTCTCATCCAAGACTTCCAGTAAGACCTACTTTAACTGAAATAAGAGAAAAGTTTGTAGAGTTGTCTGATTTAAAAAGCCTACTCAGCATAAAAAATTATTACACAATGGCTTACTCTAACGCCGAGCCTTTTGAACATACTCATACAATGTCTGTAGAGCTAGATCCAGATGCAATATTTGTAAAAGCTTATATTGTATTAGATGGTAGCTTAAAAATAAATGGAATTTCTTCTAAAGTGTTTGCACCAAAAGAAATTGTGTTTTTTGTATCAGATTCTGAAAATGAAAACATCATGAGTTCAGGAGAAGAAGATTCTCTTATTTTGGGACTCACTTTAGCATAACAAAGATTAATTTTTGTAAAAGTTAGGTATTTTTATAAAAGCTGGAAGTACATATCTTGTAGGTCCTTCTGTTACAAATCTTACTCCATGCTCCCATTCTGGATCCCCACCAAATAGTAAAAGATCTCCAGGTTCTGGTTTCATTTCAAATCCTTTTTTAGCCCAAAAAATTTCACCACCGTTATAATCATTATTTATGTATATAACTCCAGCGTGTTGTATGGATTCATCTGTATTTTGATCATGATGAGATACTAGCTGTACCCCATCATACATTCTCTGTATAAAATAAAATCCACTTAGTAAAAGCCCTTCTTTGGTTTTTTCAAGCACATCATTAAATCTTTTATCTATTCTTCTATGTATATCTGAGTTAATGAAGGATACGTTTTTATCATTCCAGTTTAATGTTACTTCGTATAAACCTTCTTTAACTAAATTTTCTATATCTTCCCTGCCAAATTTTTCTTTTGTAAAAACCTTTAGCTGGTCTGTATACCACTTATCCCATTGTTCTTCAGAGGTGTTATTTATTATACCCATGTATTCTTCAATGTCTTCTTTCGTTATAAAGTTTTTAACAACAAGCAATCCATCAATAGGAGTTTCTACGGTATATCCGCTTTCTTCAAATTCTTTTTTCATCCAAGTGGTCATAGTATTATTGTATCATTCCTTCCACATAATAGCTTGGCCAGTAGGTAGCTCAAGTATATTGTGATCTTCAAAAGCGTCTTTTACAGCTTTTCTAGATCCTTCTGTTTTGTAAGAACCGTAGTCATCACATATTAATACTCCGCCAGAAACTATTTTAGGCCAAAAATATTCTATTGATTCTTTTGTTGGCTCGTATAAATCTACATCTACATGTACAAATGAATACTGTTTTTCTTCAAGGTCTTTAAATACTTCTGGTATCCAGCCTTTTTTTAATTCTATATTTTTGTATCTAGATAGGTTATTTTTTGCCCACGCCATTTCAGATTTTAGTTTTACTGTTTTAAAGTATTCTGTATCAAACTCTCCTGGCTCAGAAACGCCTTCCCAAGAATCAATTCCTATAAAAGATTTGTTGCAAAACTCGGCGGTAAAGAACATTGTCATTCCAGCATAAACACCAGTCTCAGCAAAGTTTAAATTTGGATTGATTACAGATTGATGTTTTGCCAGCTGTCTTAATATAGATATTCTTCCGTACTGAGCATTGTCCATAGAATTCTGTATGTTACATATTAAATTAAAATCATTATGTAGTTTTACAAAATCTTGGTCTTCAGTCCATCTGCTTAAATATGAGTCCATTTTGCTCCTTAAACAAAAAACCCCAAAGGAGGCGGATCCTTTAGGGTCTTTGTTGCGTTATATCCGCATAGTGTAATTAATATCACACACTTATATTGTAGTATATTTTTTTTGACAAAGCAATACTATTTTACGAGTTCTTTTTCAAGAAGCACATCGTATACAGCAGTCAATGCATGATTAATAGAAGGAGTGCTTTGCTCAATAAACTTATCTACTTCAGCTTCTTCCATACCGCTTGCTAGAGCCATGCTCTTATTTGTTTCGCTAAAAACCTCAGTCATGAGGTTGATTATTTCTTCTCTATCCATTATTCTCCTCAGAAATAAATGCTGGGGAAGGTCCCAGCAAGAATCCTTCTTTATGATATTCTACCATTTTCTCTATTTCTTTTACATCCCCGCCTTGCTTGGCTATCAGGCATAATACGTCATATATTCTATGAAGCATTATATAATTTACCATAGGCAGATTGTCTTCTAGGTTGCTAGAATTAGTTTCAGTCATTTTTTACTTTTATGTCTTCAAGCACTTCGTCAATTGTATTTAGGCCGCGAACTTTAGCTAGCTCTAAATATGACTGAATAACATTTAATGCTTTTTCAGCAAGAAATGCTCTGGGTATGTGTGCACATGGAATATTAGAAGACATGTCTAGAACTAAGTCTTTGTTAAACTTGCTTTCTATTTGCATTTTCTATTTCTTTCACCATTTTGCTATAAAGGGCTATACCGATATAGCTTTTGTATTTACAAGAAACACAATAAATAAAAATTTTATCTTCGTTGTCTGTGTTAGAAAAGAGAAGGCCTTGATCTAATGGACAAGCCATTTCTGAAACAAGACCTTCTCTTGAAAGGCTCAGATATTCAGATACCAATTGTATCTTAATAGTAAATCCTTTCTAACTTCTAGATGGAAATTTGTTTAGCCACTCTTTTGTTCGAGGAGTTAAACCTTTCCATGACGACCAATCTTGACCGCCATTGGTCATATAATACGTTATCTCTGCGTTGATTGCTGGATCAAATAACGAATAGTTACTGTCCAGTTTGAACTTTTCTTTACGATTATCACCTAGGTTTCCCAACATGTTAATCTGAAAAATTCCATAAGAGCTGTCTCCAGTTTTTATGTTGCCGTTATAAGCCATTGGGCGTCCATTAGACTCCTTTTTAGCTACGGCCCACGCCATTTTAAGGGCGCTACCCTCAAAGCCTACAGCTTTGAGAAGTTCAACCAATTCTTTATCTGTTAAAGACTCAGATGGTTTCCACACAGTATTACTGAATTGCTTCAGCGTTTCCTTGTCAAGTTGTGCTTCGGTTTTTACATCTGGTTTTACAACCAGTGCAGATGCTGATTGAATCATTTCTGGTTGACCAGTAAATAAAAACAATACAGCTACTGCTATTGCAACATAGTGATGTAAAACATCGCTAAGTTTTTCTTTTATATTCTCCATAGGCATTTCCTCCAATAGAGATAACGAACTATAAGAATACCATTAAAAAGTTTAATCTGTCAACCTAGAGTTCATGTTATATTTGTTTTAGTTAACTAATAATAAAGCTGTTTTCTTTACTTTTAATTTAATGCTCTTCCCATGCGTAAAAAAGTTTGGTAGAATAGGACTCTACTTAAATTAAATTAGACCGCTAGGCGGAGAAACAGGTACTATAAATGTCAAATACTATTGCAAACCCTTACGAAAATTTTATTGCGTTATCGCGTTACGCTAGATGGATTCCAGAAGAGAACCGTCGTGAAACGTGGGGTGAAACAGTAGATAGATATTTTGACTATATGCTGAATCACCTAAAGCAAAACCACAATTATATTCCAACTGAAAAGCTTGTAGCGGAATTAAAAGACGGTGTATTCAAAAGAAATGTCATGCCCTCAATGCGCTCCGTAATGACTTCAGGAGCAGCACTAGAACGAGATAATGTTGCAGGATACAATTGTGCTTTTTTGCCAGTTGACTCACCACGTTCATTTGATGAAACAATGTATATCCTTATGTGTGGAACGGGTGTAGGGTTTTCTGTTGAATACAAGTACATTAATAAACTTCCTGCCGTCCCAGAATCTTTAGAGAAATCAACTACAGTTATTACTGTAGAAGATTCAAAGCAAGGGTGGGCAAAAGCATATCGTGAGTTGCTAGCCCTTCTTTGGTCGGGTCAGATTCCAGCAATAGATGTTTCTAGGGTTCGTCCTGCAGGCGCAAGACTTAAGACAATGGGCGGAAGATCATCTGGCCCGCAGCCATTGGTTAACTTGTTTGATTTTACAATTGCAAAATTTAAAAATGCCGCAGGAAGAACTCTTAAGCCAATTGAATGCCATGATATTATGTGCAAGATTGGTGAAGTAGTTGTTGTAGGAGGAGTTCGTCGCTCAGCAATGATTTCTCTTTCTAACATTAATGATATTGAAATGGCACAGGCTAAATCAGGAAACTGGTGGGAGCAAAGCCCTCAGAGAGCGTTGTCTAATAATTCTGTTGCATACTCACGCAAGCCAGATATGGAGCAATTTATTGCAGAATGGAAATCTCTATATGACTCAAAGTCGGGAGAACGAGGGATATACAATGTGGCCGCAGCTCAAACCCAAGCAGCCAAATATGGAAGAAGAGATCCAGATATACACTATGGCACTAACCCGTGTTCAGAAATTATTTTACGTCCTTATCAGTTTTGCAATCTTTCAGAAGTCGTATTACGTGAAGGTGATACAAAGAAAGATATTGAACGCAAGGTAGAGCTAGCTACAATCCTTGGCACATGGCAATCTACGCTTACTGATTTTAAATATCTTAGAAAAATCTGGAAAGATAATACAGAAGAAGAACGCTTGCTGGGAGTATCTTTAACAGGACAATTTGGAAATAAGTTTATGTCAGGAAAAGAAGATCTGGTTTCCCTCGAAGCCTTTTTAATGAATCTTCGTGAATCAGCAAGAGAAGCAAATAAAAAAGAAGCAGGAAAAATTGGAATTCCCGAGTCTGCAGCTATTACATGTGTAAAGCCATCTGGAACTGTTTCCCAATTAGTTGGAGTGTCTTCTGGCATGCATGCGTGGCACTCTCCATACTACATTAGAACTGTTCGTGGTTCTAAGGGGGATCCTATTTCTGTATTTCTTAAAGAAGTTGGAATTCCAGTAGAAGATGATGTAATGAAGCCAAATGAAACTTATGTTTTTTCTTTTCCAGTAAAGGCACCAGAAGGTGCAATTGTTAGAAATGATTTGACAGCTATTGAGCACCTTAATATTTGGTTGGTTTACCAACGTGCATGGTGTGAGCATAAGCCATCTATTACAGTTTCTGTAAAAGAAGATGAGTGGATGGAAGTTGGCGCCTGGGTGTACAAGCATTTTGATGAAGTGTCTGGAATTTCATTTCTACCACATTCAGATCACTCTTATAAGCAAGCTCCTTATCAAGAAGTAAGCAAGGAGGAGTACGAGGCCCTTGTTGCAAAGATGCCAAAGGAAATTCGCTGGGAAGATCTATCTTTTTATGAAACAGAAGATGGAACTTCAACAAATGCTACTCTTGCTTGCAGCTCTGACGGCAATTGTGAATTGGTAGATATTAGCGCATAGTGGTACAATAATAGAATTGGGCTAAAGCCCAAAATTCCTAGGCTACCCGCCTAGAAATAAGGAGGATCAAAAATGGCAAAAGCTAAAGAAGATCTTAATGGAGATGGAAAGGTTACAATGCAAGAGAAAATTCTAGCAGCACTAGCAAGTTATGGACGTCATTTTTTAGGAGCAGCAATTGCCCTATATATGACTGGCAACACTAGTCCAAGAGACCTACTATTGGGCGGATTTGCTGCCACAGCACCCGTAATTTTGAAAGCACTTAATCCAAACGAACCATCGTTCGGTTTCACAAACAAGTAAATATAGTCGATTAGAAATACTCCTGTGCTAAAATTAGTACAGGAGTATTCCTATTTAGGAGACTATGGCAAATGGCAGGACAAAAGAATTTCGAAGTAGATCAGAATGCAACATTTAGCTTTGTAGTAGAATATAAAGACGACAATGGTAATGCGATTGATCTCACTGGCGCATCTGCAAAAATGCAGGTTCGTGATGTAAAAGGTGGAACAAAGCTAGCAGTAACTTTAACATCTCCAAGCGGCGGTATAGTAATAAACGGCCCACTTGGAAAAGTAACTGTAACACTTACACCAACTCAAACAAATAAACTCTTTTACCCAAAGTCTGTATATGACATCATGGTCGTAGATTCTAATGCGAATAAAATAAAACTCCTTGAAGGGTTTATAACCCTAAATAGGTCGGTGACCATATAATGGTAGAATCCGTAGTTGTTAAAGAACAAATAAACAAAGTCATAATTTCTTCACCTGGACCACAAGGCCCAAGAGGAAGAACTATTCTAAATGGATCTGGAGATCCTGCAGCAAATTTAGGACTTACTGGAGATTTTTATTACGACACGGTATCTTCTGCTTTTCACGGACCAAAAGTTTCTGATTTAACATGGTCAGGATCTACTAAAATATTTTTAACAAATAATACATTAGCTTATTCTTGGGAGCTCGCTCAGGTCACTGGGCCAACCCTAGGTGTGTATTCTGTTGTTATTAGCCATGGGCTTGGGTATCAACCAAACGTTACAGTTAAATCAAGCGCAGGAGATATTTTAGAAACTGGAATAGATTACAATAGTAATAACCAAATAACACTGACAATGGCTCAACCATTTTCAGGGACAGCATACCTGTCATAAGGAGATAGCAAATGGCAAGAAAATTTTTAGTTAGCGTTGATCTCAACAAGAATGAGTTGCTCAATGCTAGAATCCAAAACTTAGGTTCAGCACCTTCAAATCCAGTAGTTGGACAGATTTACTACGATACATCAAATAACACAATGTATTACTATAATGGACTATCATCACCTAATGGTCCATGGATGCCAATGTCTGGCTCTACAGAAGTTATACAAGATGTAATCGGTTCATCTATTGTTGGCGGAGTTGGCTTAACAGCAACATACGGAGACCCAGCTGGAACAACAACAATTGATTTAGACGATACCGCTGTAACTGCTGGTTCATATGGATCAACAACAGCAATTCCTACATTTACAGTTGACGCTCAAGGTCGTTTAACTGCAGCAGGAACAGTTAGCGTAGCAACTAATCTTTCAGTTGCTGGAGACACTGGAACAGACACAGTCGATCTTCTTACAGACACTCTTACAGTATCTGGCGGAGAAGGAATTGATGTAGCGGTAACAAATAACACAATTACGGTATCTGCAGAAGATGCAACTTATACAAATAAGGGTGTTGCTTCATTTAATTCAACAGATTTTACAGTTACAGCAGGAGCAGTATCTCTCAATAAAGATCCAGTAATTACACTTTCAGGAGATGTAACTGGTTCTGCAACAATGACCAATTTGGGAGACGTAACAATATCAACCACAATTGAGCCAAACTCAATTGCCCTTGGAACAGATACAACTGGAGATTATGTAGCAACAATTGTTGGCACAGCCAATGAAGTTACTGTTTCTCCAAATAGCGGAGAGTCAGCAGCCGTAACAATTGGATTGCCAGATGACGTAACAATTACTAATAATTTAACAGTTGGCGGTAATTTGAATGTAACTGGAACAATTAACTCAGTAAATACTACTCAGGTAAATATTGTTGACAATAAGATTAACCTAAATACCGATTTTGCAGGAGCACCAACAGTAGATGCTGGAATCCGTGTAGAACGAGGAACATCTGCAGATGCAGAAATATTGTGGAATGAAACATCAGATCAGTGGACACTAACTAATGATGGAACAAATTATCATGAGATAACAAGAAAGTATAAGACAACTCTTAATACTTCAGCAACATCTTATACAGTAACTCACAATTTAGGAACAAAAGATGTTGTGACTGCTATATATGAAGTTGCTTCTCCATATGCACAAATTGAGGCAGATATTGAGCATACATCAGATTCAGTTGTAACTATTAGATTTGCAGTTGCACCAGCAATTGGAGAATATAGAGTAGTTGTAATAGGATAAGGATTTCAAATGGCCAAAAAGTTTAAGTCATTATTAAATCTGCTTACACTTCCAGAAGATCCTATAATTGGATCAACTGGAGATGTGTATTTTAATGTAACAAGCAAAAACATTAAGATATACAATGGTGCAGTGTGGGTTGACTTAACTCCTGGCTCTACCGATCCCGCTCCATTTTATATGCACACTCACTCTTATGATGGAAATGTACATACAGTTAATTTACAAGAAACAATTGATTTTTCTGATATTAACAATAACGCAGGAGTTGTAGAAACAAGTCCTGCTATAATAGGCATAGACGGTGGTACTCCAACATCATCGTATACAAATGCAAGTTACACGCAGTTAACATTGTTGGATGGAGGCCAAATTGGCGACTAATTATCCTACATCAAAAGATAACTTTACTAATCCTGCCGCAACTGAATCAATGGAAGGCCATGCGTCTCTGCATGGCAACGTCAATGATGCAATTGAAGCAATTGAAAACAAGCTAGGCGTAAACGGATCATCAGATGTAAATTCAATAGACTATAAGGTTTCTCAGCTAGAAACAAACTTAGCTAACCTTGATGCAGAAAACGCTTCAGAACTTTTGGGGCTAGATGGCAATAATGATTTAACTATAAACGGTATAGAGAACAAAACAACTATTGATTCGTTTTCTAAAAATGTTTACAAAACAGTTGAGTATAAAATTCAGATTGATAAGCAGGTTGGAAACTTAACTACAAGCTCAACAGTACTGATTCTAAACGATGGAGCAAATGTCTACATGTCCGAATCTAATGTTATTTCAAATACAAATGATGTTTTGGGTAATATAACTTTTGAAGAAAATAGCGGTATAATAAGTCTATGTGTTGCGCCGATATCAGGCTCCATAAGAGTAAGATATTCTAGAACAGCACTAAAAGCATAAAAAGCAGTAAAAGGGAGTCATATCAATGGCAACAGTAAATAAGAATTTTAGAGTTAAAAATGGTCTTATCGTTGAAGGTGGTTCAGCCACCGTCAATGGTTTTGATGTATTAACAAAGGCACAAGCGGACCAAGACTACATTGTTAGTATTATTGGTGGTACAGCAACCTCAGCCAATACAGCTAATACTGTTGTAAAAAGAGATGCCAACGGAAATTTTGCTGCAGGAACAATTACTGCAACATTTACGGGTAACCTTACTGGTAACGTAACTGGTGATGTAACTGGTAACGTAAGCGGTCAAGCTGGAACAGTATCAAGCCTTTCAGGACATAGTTCAGACGAGATCTCAGAAGGATCAACAAATAAATATTACACAGATGAAAGAGCTCAAGATGCTATAGGTAATTCTTTAGGTACTGGTCTTTCATACAATGATACAACAGGTGCAATATCTGTAACTGCAAATACTTATGATGCATACGGTGCAGCTTCAGCAGCACAGACTGCAGCAGCAACAGATGCTACTACAAAGGCTAACGCAGCCCAGGCAGCAGCAGAGGCCACAGCAGCAGCAGATGCTACTACAAAAGCTAACGCAGCCCAGGCAGCAGCAATTTCAGCAGCAGCAACAGCAGCAAACTCAGCATTAACCTCTGCAATTTCAACAGAAGTTTCAAACCGAAATACAGCAATTTCAACAGCGGTAGATAACCTTGTTGCAGGAGCACCAAATTTACTTAACACACTTGATGAATTAGCAGCAGCAATTGCAGACGATGCAAACTACGCAACAACTATGACATCAGCTTTGGCGACAAAGGCTCCTCTTGCTTCACCAGCACTTACTGGTGTGCCAACAGCACCTACTGCAGCAGCAAACACTGACACAACTCAGATTGCAACTACAGCATTCGCAAAAGCAGAAGCAGATGCAGCTCAAGCAGCAGCAGAAGCCACAGCAGCAGCAGATGCTACTACAAAAGCTAATGCAGCTCAGTCAGCAGCAACAACTGCAGCAGCAACAGATGCTACTACAAAAGCTAATGCAGCTCAGTCAGCAGCAACTACAGCAGCAGCAACAGATGCTACTACAAAAGCTAACGCAGCTCAGGCAGCAGCAGAGGCTACAGCAGCATCAGCACTTACTGCAGTAAAGAATGGTACTACAAAGTTTACAGCAGTAAACGTAAATGACCTGGTTTCACAACGGGCAGCCCAGGCAGTTCTTGCTTCAATAGCAACAGGCTCTTCTGTAATGTCATGGGCTAAGTCAGACTATCCAACAGCTAAATTGTGGGTAAAGTTTGCAACAGCAACACATTCACAAATTTCAGAAATTCTACTAACTACAGACTCATCAAATAACATAGCAATTACTGATTTTGCTGAGACTGGCACAAATGGTTCCCTTGGAACAATTACTGCCTCATATGTGGCGGGAAACATTGGAATAGAAGTAAATACTGTTTATGCAAATACAACAGTAACCGTAGTAGCAACACTTATTAAATAATTAAATAACAAGGTTATGGGGTTCCTTTTAAAAACCCCACCAAAACACTTAGGGGATATGTGAACTTAAATGGCAACAGAAAATAAGAATTTTAAAGTAAAGAACGGACTCAATGTAGCAGGTACTGCCACATTTGGGTCTAATGTCGTTTTAGGCGAAACACCCCTTAGATTTGATACAGCAACAAATAAGCTACAAATTCAGCTAAATGGGACATGGACCCCAATAGCTTTTAATTCAGATATACCAGATCCAGCTTCACAAATTAGCTTTATGGACATCGGATTGGCCATTGATTATAACGGAGAACCAATCTACACAGTGCAGGCAAATGGAGTTACTCCTGAAGTAACAAGCAAGTTTGTAGATGGTGGATCTCCATCTTCTACAGATGCCGATGTTTCTATGGTTTTTGACTCTGGAGTCATATCTTAAAGCAATAAATGATACAATAAGCAGTATAAATAAAATATATAAGGGGTAACAAAATGGCAACAGTAAGATTACAATTAAGAAGAGGCGAAGCAGATCAATGGGTTGCCGCCAACCCAACACTAGCACCAGGAGAAATTGGTATTGAAACAGATACTAATACATTTAAATTTGGAGATGGAAGCACCCCTTGGAATTCACTAAGCTATGCTCTCTCACAAACAGTAGACGATTATATTCTTTTAAGCACTAAAGGTGTTGCAAATGGTGTTGCGTCATTAGACTCATCAGGATTTATTCCATCAGCACAGCTACCCCCATTAGCAAAAGTTACAGTTTCTTCAGCAGCAAATCAAGCTGCACGTTTGGCTTTAACCGCAGAACCTGGCGATATTGCAATCCAGTCAGACAATGGAACAACATATGTACTTGCCTCTTCCCCTGCAAGCACAAATGGCAACTGGAGAGAAATATCCGCTACAGCAGCAATCTCAGCAGCAATTGCTACTCACGAAGCAGATACAACAAGCGTACACGGAATTGCTGACACTTCGCTTCTAGCAACTACAGCAAACGTAGCAACTGCTAAATCAGAAGCAATTTCTGCAGCCGCTACTGCAGCAGGAACCGCACTTTCAACTCACGAAGCAGATACAACAAGCGTACACGGAATTGCTGACACTTCGCTTCTAGCAACTACAGCAAACGTAGCAACTGCTAAATCAGAAGCAATTTCTGCAGCCGCTACTGCAGCAGGAACCGCACTTTCAACTCACGATGTTGACACAACAGGAGTACACGGCATTGCAGATACAGCAGAGCTTGCTACAAAAACATATGCAAATTCAGCAGTGACAACCGCAGTATCTGCCCTTACAAAATCTTCAGTTGGGCTTTCAAATGTAGATAATACTTCAGACTTATCTAAGCCAGTTTCTTCTGCCACACTTACAGCGTTAGACTTAAAAGCACCACTATCTTCACCAGCTCTTACTGGCGATGCAACTGCAGTTAATTTAACTCTTTCTGGAAATTTGACAGTAAATGGAACAACTTCAACTATTAATTCAACTACACTTACAGTTCAAGATAAAGATATTGTTTTGGGACAGACATCAAGCCCAACAGATGCCGCTGCAGATAACGGCGGAATTATATTAAAGGGAACAACTGATAAATCAATCAAATATAGCGTTGCAAAATCAGCATGGGATGTTTCAGAAAATATTAATATCCCTGCAGATAAATCTATTAAAATAAACAACATTGAAGTATTAACATTGACTACTATTTTTGGAAAAAGCCTTCCAGATGTAGTCGTTGGAACAACAGAAACTCAAAATCTTACAAATAAAACTTTGAACTCGCCAATAATTAACACACCTACTGGTATTACAAAATCAGATGTTGGACTTTCAAATGTAGACAATACAGCTGATTCTGCAAAGCCAGTTTCAACTGCTGCTCAGTCAGCTCTTGATCTAAAGGCCCCACTAGCCTCACCAACATTTACAGGAACAGTAACTCTTCCAGTCGGAACAGTTACATCTGGAATGATTGCCGACGGATCAATCATGAATGCAGATATTAATGCAGCCGCAGAAATTGCTACATCAAAGATTGCAGGCCTCGACACAGCGCTTGGGCTAAAGGCCCCGCTAGCCTCACCTACATTTACAGGAACCGTAACTCTTCCAGCTGGAACAGTTACATCTGGAATGATTGCCGACGGAGCAATTCTAGATTCAGACATTAGCGGAGCAGCAGCAATTGCAACATCTAAGATCTCAGGCCTCGACACAGCTCTTGACCTAAAGGCTCCACTAGCCTCACCAACATTTACTGGTACAGTATCTGGTATTACAAAGTCTATGGTTGGACTAGGGTCTGTTGATAACACAACAGATGCAGAAAAGCCAGTTTCAACTGCTGCTCAGTCAGCTCTTGATCTAAAGGCCCCACTAGCCTCACCAACATTTACTGGTACAGTGTCTGGTATTACAAAGGCAATGGTAGGCTTAACAAACGCTAACGACACTTCAGATTTAGCTAAACCAATTTCTACTGCTACTCAAGCAGCCTTGGATCTAAAAGCACCGCTAAATTCTCCAACATTTACTGGCACGGTTGTATTGCCTTCAACAACATCAATAGGCTTAGTTGATTTATCAGAGCTTGGATATGTAAATGGAGTTACATCATCTATTCAGACTCAGATTGATAGCAAAGCCCCTCTAGCCTCACCAACATTTACAGGTACAGTAACTCTTCCATCTGGAACAGTTACATCTGGAATGATTGCTGACGGAGCAGTTGCAACAGCAGATGTTGCAGATTTAGCAATATCAACTGGTAAAATTGCAGATGCAGCAGTTACTACTGCTAAAATTGCAGATGATTCAATTACATCAGCAAAAATTGTTTCTGGCACAATTGTTAATAGCGATATTAATGCATCAGCAGCAATTGACTGGACTAAACTTGCAATATCTTCAACAGTTGATTCAACTGAAATTGGATATGTTAATGGAGTAACTTCAGCAATTCAAACTCAGCTTACAGCAGGGGTAACAGCGCTTTCAACACACGAAGCCGATACAACAAATATTCACGGAATTGCAGACACTAGTTTGCTTGTTACAACAACTGGCACACAAACCCTAACTAATAAGACAATTACTTCTCCATCGGGATTAGTAAAAGCAGATGTCGGCCTTGCTAATGTTGATAATACAGCAGACTCAGCAAAGCCAGTTTCAACAGCACAGGCTACCGCAATTGCAACTGCAAAAGCAGAAGCAATCTCAGATGCAACATCGCAAGTAAACGCACTGCTATCTGGTGCGCCAGCAGCATTAAACACACTTGATGAGCTTGCTGCAGCACTTGGTGATGACGCAAACTTTGCGGCATCAGTAACAACTAGCCTTGGACTTAAGGTAGATTCCTTAACACCAATTTCACAAAAGACAGCATCATACACACTTTCATCATTAACTGAAAGAGATGATCTAATTGAAATGGGTTCAGCATCACCAATTACCCTTACAATTCCAACAGATGCTACACTAAATTATCCAATTGGAACATCAATTGATATTCTTCAAACTGGAGCGGGACAAGTAACAATTGCCCCAGTATCTGGAACAGTTACAGTAAATGCAACACCTGGCTTGAAGCTTCGCACAACTTGGTCATCTGCAACTCTCTTAAAGAGAGCAGCAAATACATGGGTTGTCTTTGGAGACTTGACAGCGTAATACAAATATTTAATAAGAAATGGGAGATTAAGAATGGCATCAGGCAAGAGAATAGGTAAAAAGTCCCAAGCGTCAAATGACTTCTTGGAGCCATTAGCACCAACAGGTGTTGTTGGAACAAACGTTGGAACAGGAAGAGCATTTAATGACGGTGCCGTATCTGTAGCGTTTTCTTTACCAGCCCTTTCTCCTAATGCCACTTCTTTTACAGTAACAGCAAGCACAGGACAGACAGCAAGTGGAGCAGCATCTCCCTTGACAGTAACTGGAATTGCTTCAGGAGCAACTCCAACATTTACAGTAACAGCAACTAATGCTGCAGGAACTTCTGCTGCATCTGCTGCTTCTGCTGCAGTAACCGTAACAACAGTTCCACAAGCACCAACCGTAACAGCGGTTAACGTAGGAACAGGCCGCCCATATAACAATGGTGCAGCTACTATTACAATAACAGGTGGATCAAATGGTGGTTCTGCAATTGGTGGCTTTACTGCTACATCGAGCCCAGGTTCTTTTACTGCTTCTAGCGGTTCTCCACTAACCGTAACGGGACTTGCATCAGCAACAGCTTATACTTTCAGCGTAACAGCAACAAACGCTAACGGAACTTCAACATCTACAACATCAAACTCGATTACAGCAACTACAGTTCCACAGGCACCTACAGTAACAGTAGCAGACGTAGGAACAGCACGACCATATAATAATGGTGCAGCTACTATTACAGCAACAGGCGGGGCAACTGGTGGTTCTGCAATCACATCTTACACTGCTACATCTGGCTCCTTTTCAGGGTCTGGATCTTCTCCAGTAACTGTTCAATCTCTTCTTTCAGCAACCTCTTATGCTTTTACCGTAACAGCAACAAATGCCAACGGAACTTCAGCAGCTACAACATCGTCATCAATTACAGCAACTACAGTTCCTCAAGCCCCACAATCACTCACTGCAACTGCTGGTGTTAATCAAAATACAATTAACTGGCAAATAGGAGCTTCTGGAGGATCTGCATTAACACGACATAATGTTACTGGATCAGATGGATCTTCATCTGGAGATTTAGCGGCTAATGCAACTTCTGTAGTTATTGCTGATACAGCAAATACTTCTCAAACATATTCAGCTACAGCAACTAATGCTAATGGAACTTCCTTGGCTTCAAATAATAGTGCTAATATTACTACCATAGCACCGTTCTTCCCATTCTTCCCGCCGTTCTTCCCACCGTTCTTCCCGTTCTTCCCACCGTTCTTCCCACCATTCTTCCCACCGTTCTTCCCACCGTTCTTCCCGTTCTTCCCACCATTCTTCCCACCGTTCTTCCCACCGTTCTTCCCACCGTTCTTCCCATTCTTCCCACCGTTCTTCCCACCATTCTTCCCACCGTTCTTCCCACCGTTCTTCCCACCATACTTCCCATTCTTTAAGGGCCCGTCCTTCCCATTCTTCCCACTATTCGGACCGTTCTTCCCACCATCATTCGGACCGTTCTTCCCATCATTCGGACCGTTCTTCCCATCATTCGGACCGTTCTTCCCACCGTTCTTCCCATCATTCGGTGGCTGGGGCGGATACTAATCAATTGTAAATTTATGATTATAAATACTTTTCTTTTCTAGAAAAGTATGATAAGATTGCATAGTCGAAATGAGATAATATGGAATGGTACGACCTACCAAGAATTGAAAAAACAAGTTCAAGAGTTGAGTCAAAAAAAATTGACGATAATATACTTGTTGAGAACCTAGACTACGGCATAAACCTTTATAGAAATGCAATAAGTCAAGAAGACTGTCAAAGAGTAATCACTATGCTTGAAGAAGAAATATCTTTAGGCAAAAACGGAATTCAATGGCATGGCGCAAAAGTTAATGGAAAAGAAAGAACTACTCACGCTAGAAATTGCTATGATTTAAAATTTAAAAAAGATCAGCTGGGTAAATATATTTCTGACAGCGATGTTTTAAAAGAATGCTACGATATTGTTGATGTAGGTTTAAATAAATCATTAAGACATTATGAATCAGTGTGGAATTTTACCATTAACTATAAAGAAGCATTCAACTTTGTAAAGTATTTGCCAGGAGAATTCTTTAAGATACATGCTGATCATGGTCCTTATTACACATGTACAGTATCTGCAGTTGTTTATTTAAATGATGATTATGAAGGTGGAGAAATTGAATTTCCTCGCCATAATCTTACATTAAAACCAAAGGCGGGGGACATAATTTTGTTCCCCTCTAACTTTGTTTATGAGCATGCTTCTTTAAATGTATCCTCTGGAACAAAATACTCTGTAGTTGTTATGATGGACTATAATGATCTTTATCATAAAGAAGAGACTGGAGAAACTTATTAAAATATTATTTCAGCCATTTAGACCATGGCTAAATAAGTTCAGCTCATCTTTGCCCAAGCCTACACAGAGTACTATACCAGATTGGTATAAAGAAGCGGATAGGTTTGCAAAAATGCCAAACGGAGAATACTATAAGGCAACAAAAGAAATTTGTCCAGTTCCAAGAGAAGGAACATCAAATGACTATGGTAAAATTCCAACATGGAAAGCTTGTCCAGCTATACTAGATGCTTTTATGACAGGATATGTATTAAGCACTCCGTGCGATTTAGAATTTAAAAAAGACAAATATGGTAAAATAAGAGTTGACGTAAAAGATAAAAAGCATATCGGTTTTGTTTCAGAAAGAACTCCAATGGATCAGTTTCCATCTCCAATTGGGTACTACGAAGAGCATTTTGCTTGGTACCCAGAGTGGGGCATTCAGGTTCCAGAAGGATACAGCGCTTTGTTTATGACACCTATGAACAGATTTGACTTACCCTTTTTGAATACAAGCGGAGTTGTAGATACAGATAAGGTTCATCTACTAGGAACATTTCCATTTTTTATTGCAAAGGATTGGGAAGGAACAGTGCCAAAAGGCACCCCATTTTTACAAATATTACCGTTTAAAAGAGAAGACTGGGATCACGATATAGAGTTTTTAAGTGTAAACGAAATGCAAAAAAGATTAATAGACAATGCAAAATTTTATCGTCAGCCTGACGGTGGAGTTTATAAATCAAAAATTTGGAAAAAGAGAGAGTATAAATGACAACAGAAACTAAAAGCATAGCCTCTACTTGGAGCAGCAAAGAGCAGCTAGCCCCAGGTATATTTGTTTATAGAGACGTACTTAAAAAAGAACTTGATATTATCAATAGGCTTGAAAGTTCTGTTGGGCCAGTAGGAACTAAAGAAAAAAGATATACTTTCCAGCCAGCTTATGTTGGATATCAGCAATTAATGCCAGACTATAGAGATTGTGTAGATTTTAAATTTAAAAAAAGTGATATTGCTTTAGATAAAAGTGAAGATGCAATGAAGCTAAAAGAATTGTGGCAGGATGTGTATGATGTTCAATATCCAGCAGTTGTAGACTATTGCAAAGCACACAATATAATGGAGCTTAAATATTGGGAAGCTTTTAATTTTATTAAATATGGAGAAAGCCAACATTTTATGGAGCACCAAGACCACGGATATTCTTATAATTGCGTTGTGTCCTTGGTTGGTTATGTTAACGATGACTATGATGATGGAGGATTGTATTTTAGACTTCAGGGCCTAGATATTAAGCCAAGAGCTGGAGACCTTTATATTTTCCCATCTAACTTTATGTACCCTCATCAAGCAAAAGCTGTAACCAAAGGAACAAAATATTCTATAGTAACTATGCTTGACTATAGTAAAAAATTTCATACTCAAGAGATGTATGATCCAAAATGGGATAACGAAATCAATGAAAATAACAGCCTATAAAAATAAACAGACTAGGTCTAAAATAGAACAAACTAAAGTTAAAAGAGACTGGATGGATGAAACTCTAAATGCCCATGCATACAAATGTTTTCCAGTTTCTTTGGCAAATACAATTGGTTGGTCAATCTCATTTTTAGATGATATTGAGTTCAGTTGGGATGGTATTTCAGATACGACTCCAGATCATGTAAAGATAATATCGGATCCAGCACAAGTCGCTACTGGCCAAAGAGCAAATGGCACAATTAGTTTTTACTCTGGGTTTTTCTTTGAGACGGATCCAAATGTTTCAATGCTTCAAATAGTTCCTCCTAATTTTTTTGTAGATGGAGCTACTCCGTTTACAACAATTATTTCAACATCTGTTTTGACAGAAGGAATACCAATTGCATGGAAAATAACAAGACCAAATACAGTTATTAAAATTCCAGCAGGTATGCCTGTAGCAACATTTATTCCCATATCTTTGTCAGAGTATCAAAATGTAGAGCTTGAAATAAAAGATAAAGTTTTTTCAGATTTAGAGCATAAACGTAGAAATGAAAGATTAAAGGTTTGGGACGAAATTACTCAGGCAGGCGAATTTACAAATTTTTATAGGGATGCAGTAGATTACGATGGCACTCCTATGGGAAGCGGCCATCATGAGGTTAAGTCTTTAAAGTTGAAGATTACAGACCTTACTTCAGGCAATAAGAAATGATATAATAATAATATGAATCAGACAAATCAAGACGCTTCAGTCGTATACAAAACCCCTTCCTTAACCCCTTCTGGGTTTTTTGGGTCAAGCAAAGACATGATAGTTGAGATAGAAAACTTTATGACCGAGGAAGAGATAGAGTTTCTCGAATCAGCTGCCAGAAAGATTACTATTTGGGATGTAACAGAAAGCCATGTAAATGAAAATGGTACAACTGTATACGACGCTAACTACTGGAAAGATAGAGTTTGCACAAGCCCTTCTTTAGACAAAAATGACCCAGCAATTAGGCCAGTTCTTCAAGGTTTGTTTGAAAGGCTAAAGCCTATTGTTGAAGATTTTTATAAAGTTAAAGTAACTCCAACAGGCACAACAATTGTTCGCTGGCTTCCTGGCCAATTTCAAAAGCCTCATGCCGACAAAGAGCTTCACGAGCTGCCAGATATTGGAATGCCAAATGATTTTCCTTATTATGATCTTTCAAGTTTATTTTATTTAAATGATGAATACGAAGGTGGAGAATTATATTTTCCACTACAGGGAGTTCAATTTAAACCTAAAAAGGGAGCAGCTTATTTTTTCCCAGGCGATATGAATTATATCCACGGAGTAACTGAAATTAAAGGTGCTATAAGATACACTTGTCCATTTTTCTGGGAAATCTTAGAGCATACTGGAGAAAACCAACCAGATCCAAATAAAAAATATCATAGAATACTACTAGATGGAGATATAAATAAATGAGTACTTCAGAAAGATTAACGCCAGACATTTTAGTATTTAAAAACTTTTTAACAAAAGAAGAATCTAAAAAAGTTATAGATGTTTTAGAGGCGCAGGTTGCAAATGAAAAACTATCTTGGACACCTATCACTTTCTATGAATCATACTCATCAGTTTTGCCCCAAGACGGGGATGAAGAGCTAGAGCAGTTCGGCTTGCCATCAGATTTCTTTTCAGTTCTTCAAAATAGAATTATTGATGCTGTAGCTGAGGTGCATGGAAATTCTTCATCTGATATTCATAAAATTGGATTTCATGCTCAAAAGTGGGAGCCAGGAGCTTATGCTAAAGAGCATTCTGACAATACAGATTTAGAAGGAAAAACAGGCCCGTTTGAAAGAAGTAGATACGCAGCTTTCTTGTATCTAAATGATGATTTTGAAGGTGGCAATCTAATATTTAATAAACAAAACCATACACTAGTTCCAGAGACTGGCACACTTGCATCTTTTGCAGGTGGCTTTGATAATACTCATGAGGTTACAATGATAACTTCTGGCATAAGATATACACTCGGATCATTTTGGGATAATCGGTCACCAGAGTCATATCCTCAAGAAACAATAGATGCCTGGGATGCAGAAATGAAAAAGATTAGAGAAGAGCAAGAAGTAATAAAGTCGGAATGGCAAGATGCATTAAAAGAAGGATACAGAATAGATCTATACGGAAATAAATACAAAATAGAGGAGAACGACTAATGAAGCTAGAAGAAAAATTACATGAAAATGTTTACATGTACTCAGATGTAATTGAGAATCCACAAGCAATTATTGATTTGATAAATAAGCTAGATTCTGATGAAAGAGTTCACAAGGTTATTCCAAGCTGGAAAAACTGGAATTCAAGCAGCAGAGACGGTAACATCTTCGGAAAGAAAAAGGACTTTAATCTTTCTGAAGTAGAAAATTTAGATGAAGATATAAGAAAAGACGTAGACTTTATAATATCAACAATTAGAAATGCTATTAAAAATATATCAGAATCTTTTATTGTTGACAGAGGACTTAAGGGAGTTCCAAACGTATCACCATTTGTAGGTATCCAAAAATATATTGAAGGTTGTGCAATGGGCGCACACTTTGATAGACAGGCTGGAGATAACAGCTTAGAGTGGTCGATTATTATTTATTGGAATGATGACTACGAAGGCGGAGAGATATCATTCGTTATCAGACCAGAAGATCTGAGATTAGAAATGAATGGTCATCTTAGACCACCAGATGATGCGCTAGATCCAAGAACAAAAGACATGGTTACATTTACTGCAAAGCCAAAGGCTGGAAGCGCATTGATATTCCCGTCCACAGATCCATACAAGCACCAAGTTCATATCATGAAATCGGGAGAGAAGTTTATTACTCCTGGATTCATTTTTGTTGATGGGTATGTTGTTGGAGGTCCAGGAGGACCATCAGAAGAATATATCAAGGCCTATCACGAACAAAATCAGGAATGATTTAACCATTGCCAGATTATAAAATTGCAAAGTTATCTGATCAAGTTTATGAAATACAAAACTTTTTAACAAAAGAAGAACTTGATCAGGTAATGCAATTTATAAAAGCAAGGGGCGATTCAGACTGGCATGAAGAAAACATTACTTACGATTTCTGGAAAGATAAAGTTTTAAATAGCAGTTTTATAAATGAAGACCCAATGTTTATTAAGATTTATGATAGAGTCTGTAGATTGTTTACTGGTTACGTACAAGTGACTGGAATAAATTTACAAAGATACTTGATAAACGATGCCCTAGGAGAGCATACTGACGATCATGAGGGCCATAGAATTAACGATGAAAAAATTTTTTATGGTGTAGTTATTTACTATAACGATGACTATAAGGGTGGAGAACTAAATTATCCAGATCTTAAAATAATTCATAAACCAACTGCAGGGTCATTGCTTTTACATGGAGGAGAAATACTTCACGGAACGCTTCCAGTTCAAGATAATATAACTAGATATATGTCTACAATGTTTGTAAAGCATAAACTAAATGAAGTTGTGTCTTTAAATAAAGATGTTTTTGGAGAAATAAATGGAATATAAAGGAACTAGCGGTCAAGAAAGATTTGTCACCCAATTGCTCAAAAATAAAGAAAATGGTTTTTATGTAGAGCTTGGTGCTTTTGATTCTAAGCAAGGAAGCAACACATATCATTTGGAAACAGATTATAATTGGAACGGCGTATCATTTGAGATAGACAAGCAAAGACATGCTGAATTTGTTGCAAACAGAAAGAACCCATGTATCCTTGGAGATGCTACACATTTTAATTATCTGTCCTACTTTGAAGAAAACAACTTCCCAAAACAAATTGATTATTTACAAGTAGATATTGATGCTGGATACACCCAGCAGGGAAATGCTGTTGGAAATCCTTATTTAACATTGCATGGACTATTAGCAGTGCCTCTGAGCAAGTACAGATATTCTATAATAACTTTTGAACATGATGCACAAATTGAATATAACAATAAGGGCATGAGAGAAGCTCAAAGAGAAATCCTGTCCTCACTTGGCTACAAATTAGTTGTAAGACAATGGCATGAAGACTGGTGGGTAGACCCATACGCAATTGATTATCTAGAATATAGAGAACACTTTAATATGGGATGGACATAATGAGTGGTCAGCTAAAGCAAGAGCATCACGATGTAGTTAAAGATTATCTTGAAACGGTAGCCAGTAAAAAAAGTGATGCGTACATGCTTACGATTGCAAGAGACGGGGAAGAGCCAGCAAGATCAATTATATTTTTCCCTAATGCCATTGAAGCAGCAGAAGCATATAACATGTATAAGGACTGGGGATTTGCAAAGCAATATTTAACGGTTAGGCTGTATGAGCCAAATGGAAGAATTAACGAGAAGGTATTCAAGAGAAATCAAGCAGGGGATCCTACATTTTTAAGAACAAATTATATTGATATTACAGAAACCCTATTAAAGCTAAAGCCTTTAATTTCAATCGAATCATACGAAGATGCATGCATGGAAATAATGACCTCATTTGCCAAGGATAATTGGAGATTTGACCCAGAAAGATTCCTATCAAATCTGGGAATTGACAAAAAGCTAGACTCTTGATTTTAGTAGTTGTTGTAGTATAATATTAAATATGACTCCTTATAAAAGAATCCCTAGAAGACATTTTACAGATCTTCAGTTTAACCCATACTTTAAGAGTCATGCCTTTATTGAAAGAACAGATGCCGCACACGAAAAGAATAAGCAGTCTGCCTCTAAGATAATAAAGAAATTAAAAAAACTATTTTTTAGGAAATAATGTCATACTACCTTTCTACAATAAAAGATTCTCCTACGGGACTATGGAAGCTTGATGAGACTTCTGGCTCTGTTGCCTACGATATTTCTGGTTGCGGTAACAATGGATCTTATGTGGGTGGAATTGAGATATCTGGAATGCCAATAGTCTCTGGAGGTCGGCATTCAAATAAAATAGATAGCACTAAATCAATTCAGTTTGTTATTTCAAAAGATTTTTCTGGAACGACTGGTACGGGAGGATTTGGAACCCCATCAACCTACGACAACGACTTTACGCTTGAAGCATGGTTTCATCCAAAAACGTTAACATCTATAACTCCAATATTTGCAGATATAGATGGAATTGGTTTATATTGGGACAACGGCAACGTAGTTTTTAAATTAGAAAATGAAAGACTTGATTACTCTGTCCCTAATCCAAGCAGAGTGCTTCATGTTGTTGGAGTATATTCTGTAAGCTCAATGAGTTTGTATATAGATGGAGTTTTGGTTGAAAGCAAGCCCATATCTATATCTTTTACAAATCCAAGCATAACGTTATCATCTGGGCCAGCCCCAGCAGGAGAACATTTTATAATTGACTGTCCAGCAGTTTACAGATATGCTCTTTCTGGAAATTCAATATTATCGCATTACAATAATTTATTTTTAAATAATGATGAGCAGGTTTCAGTTCCAGAGCTAGGTGAGTTATTTATAGGGGCAGAAAGATATCAAGACATAGCAACAAAATATGTTTATCCTGTTCAGGTACCCTGGAGAGACCTTGTATACGATAATGCAGCATTGTCATATAGCCAAAATAATAACAGTATTTATTTAAATTCAGGATTTACTAGCGGAGAGTTTATAGAAGATCTAGTTTTAAACATTACAAATCAATATGTATCTTCAAGGATAGAGTGGGTATCTTCAAAAGGAGTTTCAGTATATGTATCAGAAACATCTGAATCTGGCCCCTGGACACCGTGTGTAAATGGATCATCTATACCAGGATTTTCTCAAGGTTCTGGATTTTCTTCAAATAAAATACTATATTTTAAATTTGTGTTTACCTCTACAAACTCAGACATTTACTTGCCAGAGCTTTACTCTTTAAAAATTTACTTCCATTCTGAAAAGAAAGTGTTTTCTCATAATGGAGGAAGCACATTGGCTACTTCGCAACCAACTATTGGAAGCACTTGGGACTTTGATGTATCAAACAATAAATATCCAATTAGAACCAGAAACTCTGATAATGGAATAAGGCCAAAATCTTCAGCATTTTTTATAAACTCAGTAGAGGATGTTAGAAACATTGAAATGATACTTACTCCAAAATCATTATCTAGTGGTAACCTTATATTTAATAAAACTGGAGAAGTAGAAACATCGTTTTCCTGGGCGGCAGGAGGGGCAATATCAAAATCTAATATTAGCAATGTATACGTAAATGGTCAGGACATTTCTTCGGCAACAAACATATCTTCTTATTTATATATAGGTGAGCCAAATTATATATTAATAAAAACAGCTTCAACAATAACTGGACCCATTTGGTTTAATGGCAAGCAGCTTTTAGGAGTAAGGTCTGGAGTCCTTGACGATAACCAGTATCAGAATATTGCACTGTACCCAGATCCATCAATTAGCCACCAAGAGCATTATGACCTTTATATAGGCAAATCTTTATCTGTTGGGCAAGGATCGTCAATGTCAATGACACAAGGGCCTGTGTCAACATACTCAAGAGACAGGGTAGTGTTCCAAACTCTGTAATTTTGTCAGGTTGAGTGACAAAAAGCTGGACTTATGTATATAAGAATGGTAAAATAATTAACTATGGACATAAAAAGAATTAATGCTCAAATGAAATCTGGGGATACCAGATTGGGTGTTTATGTCTGGGAGATGCCAGATGGCAGATGGGTTGGAGATGAAGACAACAACTTCCTATCAATAGCATCAATGATTGGTAATAAAGAAAGAATTGCTCTGCTAGCATCAGCAGTTGCTCACTATGGAATTGACGTCGGCCAGCCTAAGTTTATTGAGGGAAGCAGACAAATTGACGACGAAGAGTTTGAGTATCAAAAGCAAAGATTAAGATGGGGACTTACTCCAGATCCTTTAGATATTAGTGTACATAAAGAAGAGATGGCTAAGCTGAATGGTGGTAAAAAATGATTGAGAATGAAGACGATATGCTTATTAATAACATAGAGGTTTCTAACGTGGCGGACTGGATGAGATTTAATAATCCAACCACTCAAAAATCAGACGATCTATTTGATATAGAGGGCGAAGATATTTTAAAGCTTTCAGGACTGGGAGCTTCATTTAGAAGAAAAGTTTCTAGAGATCTGCAAAAATCTTTTGTTGGAAAAGACGGCGCAGTAAGCCAGCAGCTTCAACATCAACAAGCAGTTAGCGGGTACGCTACGTTTGATCTAATTCAACCAGAATACAACTTAGATTATCTATCAACAATTTATGAAATTTCTCCATACAACTACGCTGCTATAAATGCAAAGGTAGCAAACATAGTCGGTCTTGGATTTGATTTTATTGAATCAAAAAAGACAACGGATGCCTTAGATGAAATTAATGATGAAAAGCAATTAGAAAGAGCACGTAAGAAGCTGAATAGAATTAAGCAAGACTTGCATAAATGGCTTGAAGATTGTAACGAAGATGAAACTTTTAAAGAAACACTTATTAAGTTCTATACTGACGTAGAGGCTACTGGTAATGGCTATCTGGAGGTCGGTAGAACGACGGCTGGAAAGATTGGGTACATTGGCCACATACCCTCAAAGACAATGCGTGTGAGACGCCTTAGAGACGGTTTTATACAGCTTCTTTACGGCAAGGCTGTATTCTTCAGAAACTTTGGGGATACAGAAACAATAAACCCTATAGCAGGACAAGAAGATAGACCTAACGAAATTATTCATTTAAAAAAGTACACCCCAAAAAATAACTATTATGGAATCCCAGATATAATTGCTGCACAAAATGCAATGGCTGGAAACGAATTTGCTGGTAAATATAACTTAGATTATTTTGAAAATAAAGCGGTCCCTCGATACATTATTACAGTAAAGGGAGCAAAGCTTTCTCCAGAATCTGAAAGAAAATTGCTTGAATTTTTCCAGGTCGGATTAAAGGGAAAGAACCACAGATCTTTATATATACCACTTCCACCAGACTCCCCAGACTCAAAAACTGAATTTAAAATGGAGCCAATTGAAGCAGGGGCGCAAGAAGGCTCATTTGAAAAGTATAGGAATTCAAATAGAGATGAAATATTAATGGCTCACAGAGTACCAATTAATAAAATTGGCACCCCAGCAGGGATTAACTTGGCTGCAGCTAGAGACGCAGATAAGACATTTAAAGAGCAAGTTTGTCTTCCAGCACAGCAAAATCTAGAAAAAAAGCTAAGTAAAATAATTCAAGAAATGACTGATGCAATGGATCTAAAGTTCAATGAACTTTCTCTAACAGATGCAGATACTCAGTCTAAAATAGATGAAAGATATCTTAGATTCCAGGTAATTACTCCAAATGAAATTAGAGTAAGAATGGGAATGGTCCCACGAGAAGGTGGAGATGTCCCAGTAGACCTTGCAGCCCAGGCAGCCGAAATTAAGGCTCAGGCTACTCAAAGTAGAACTCGTGACCAAGAGAGATCAGCAAATTCCCCAGATAAATCTGGGGAGGGCAGAAATGCAAAAGGAGATGGAAGACAAGTCAACTAGTCCTACTCAACTACTTATTTGCCTTTTGATACAACAATCTCTATAATATATAACATATGATCATAGAAAAGTCACATTGGTCTTCTAATGGAAATGCTATTAATTTATCAGTTCCATTTACGAAGGTCAATAGAGAAAAAAGAACAGTCTCAGGATTCGCAACACTAGATAACCTGGATCAGACTGGTGATGTCGTTACTCAAGAAGCTAGCATGAAAGCATTTGAAAGCTTTAGAGGTAATCTAAGAGAAATGCATCAGCCACTTGCAGTAGGCAAGGTGGCATCATTTAGACCAGAAACTTTTTATGACCCTGCAACAAAAGAATTTTACAATGGTGTTTACGTTGATGCATACATTTCTAAGGGCGCTCAAGATACTTGGGAAAAGGTTCTAGACGGAACACTAACAGGATTTTCCATCGGCGGAAAGATTATTGAATCAGATAACGAAGTAAACAAATCAACAGGAGCATCAGTAAGGTTTATTAAAGACTATGCACTAGTTGAACTATCAATCGTTGATTCACCAGCAAATGAACTATGTAACATTTTATCTATTGAAAAAGTAAATGGACAAATGATTTTTAAAGGCATCGCAGCAGATGTTAAAATGGAAAATATTTTTTATTGTGCAGAAAGTGATTCTGTATTTATGTCAACAGAATCAGAATACATATCTCCAGTTACTGGTAAAAAAACAGAACTCATTGGATGGGTAGAATCAAACGACGTAAACAAAGGAAAAGAAATAGAGAAGATTCTTGATTCACGTAGATCAAGATTGCAAACATTGCCTGAAACACAAAATATAAATACGGCAATTGCAGAAGGAGGAAATGAAGTGGAAAAGCTTAATGTAACAGAAGCAACTCCAGTAGTAGAAGAAGCAGTAGCTCCAGAAGCACCTGCAGAAATTATTGAAGAAGTTGCCCCAGTAGAACAAGATTCTGCTGAAATTGTAGCTGAAGTAACTTCTGCCGAAGTTCTGGAAAAATCAGCAGAACTAACAGCTCAGGAAACACCTGACTTTGTTAAAATGCTAGGCGACCTTAAAGGTTTCTTCTCAGAGACTTTGGAAAAGGCCTCTGAGGCAAACGCTGCTCAGGTTTCAACAATCAAGGAGACAGTCGAAGCTTTTAGCAAGAATGTCGATTTGAGAATTTCAGAATTAGCAGAAAAGCACACAGAGCTCTCAACAGCAGTTGATTCAATCAAGTCCATCATGGACACAGTTGAAAAAAGAGTAGACGCAGTAGAATCAGACACTGCAATCAAGAAGTCCTCTGACCTTGGCGGGTCAGTTGGAGTAACAACAATCAAAAAATCAAAATGGAACGGCACTTTCCTCGGTTCCGTTAGCGAATTAACAAAATAAGGGTATGGTGAAAAACTAATGAGTAATGAACTATTAGCAAAAGCAGCTGAAGTCGGTACAACAGTAACAACTGGAATGACTGGTTCAGCAAACCCTACCGACGGAATTCACGTAGGTTCCGAGGGTAAGGGAGGCTTGCTCAATCCTGAGCAATCCGCAAGATTCCTCGATTACATGTTCGATGCAACAGTAATCGGTAAAGTAGCACGTACAGTTCGAATGAGAGCTGACACTACAGAGATTGATCGTATTGGCGTCGGTGAGAAGCTCATGAAGCTTGCAGCTGAAGCAGAGAACACTGGCTCAAATGCAGCTGTACAGTTCTCAAAGATTTCTCTCACAACAAAGAAGCTTCGTCTAGATTGGGAACTTTCAACTGAGTCTCTAGAAGACAATATTGAAGGTGCAGATCTAGAAGATCACATTGCAAGACTTATGGCAACACAGGCTGGTAACGACCTTGAGGACGTAGTCCTTAACGGTAATACAGCTCTAACTGGAGATGCACTTTATAAGTCATTCGACGGTGTTGTTAAGATTGCAAAGGCAAACGGCCACGTAGTAGCTGGAGCGGGTGCAGTAATTTCCCGTGACATCTTCAATAAGGCTCTTAAGGCAATGCCACGTAAGTACAAGCAGCGTCGTCCAGACCTACGCTTCCTTGCAGGCTCAAACCTAATTCAAGACTACTTGTACTCAACATCACAGAACATCCAGAACGTCAACCCACAAGATATTGCTTCAAGCATTATCCGTGGTGACCAGGGTGGTCTAGGTGGTCCAGCAGGGTATGTAGCACCATTCGCATTTGGTATTCCAATTGTTGAAGTTCCGCTACTAAAAGAAACTCAGACTGGTTCATATGCAACACCAACAGGAGAGCACGGAGACGTCCACTTGACATTCCCAAATAACGTTGTTATTGGTATCAAGCGTGATGTAACTGTTTACCGCTTCTTCTGGCCAAAGAAGGACTCAATCGAATATACAATGTATACTCGTGTTGGTACCCAAATTGAGCAGGCAGATGCATGGGTAGTCGTAAAAGACGTTAAGGTTGCTTCTTAATTTAAGAAATAACTTGCTGGAAAGGCCCCCAATTAATTTTGGGGGCTTTTCATTTTAATTTTCTAGTGCTATAATTTATATACATACCAAAGGAGTATATATGTCATTTGACACACTTAAGGTCAAGGATCTAAAGACATTAGCAGCAAACTTTGCAGTTGATGTCGATGGACTAAAAAATAAAGCAGATGTAATTGCGGCACTTGCAGAAGAGGGAGTTACTTGGTCAGTTTACCAAGGAACACTCAAGAATATTGAAAGCGCAAAAGAAGATGCAGATGAGATTCTTCCTAGACTGGATCCAAATCAAAAACTTGATGAAGATATGATTCTAGTAAAGATGGACAGACCAAATGCTAGATATGATGCCCTAGGCTTCACATTTACAAGAGATCATCCATTTGTAGCAATGAAGCCCGATGTGGCGCAAGAAATTTTTGATAAGGAGGAAGGGTTTAGACTAGCTACCCCTAGAGAAGTACAGGAGTACTACAACTAAGCCTAACAAATGGCAGAGATATATGTAAACACAAGCACACCTGCAACAACAAAGATTTATGTAAAGGGTGAGGCTGTAACACCTAGCTCTCCAGTAACTGTCAAAGTTTATGACATAACTGGCGATCCAGTTATATCTCCACCAATTAATTCAACATCAATACTTACAACTCTTACGGCGGAGCAAAGCGAAGTTGATATAGGGTCATACAAAGTTTATCTACCTATCTCGTACACAGCAAGATCAAGAAAGTTCAAGTTGGTATGGGAATGGCAATATGAAGGATCTTCTTATTCTAATACAACTATGCTTGATATTGTAACACCTTATGTAGATATACAGGAGGCTGCACAAGAAATGGGATTGGGATCAGATTCAAATGATCCAAACCATAAGACATATCAAGAGCTCAAGCTTGCTGAAAGATATGCAAGAAATATAATTGATGGGTACACTGGTCAAAAATTTTTCCTACACGATGGTTATTTTTCTTCAGTAGGAAATGATTCTGACACTATGCCTCTTACTAAAAAGGTAAATAGATTGCATACTCTTCACGCAAATGATCAGATCCTTATCGATAATTTAAATGAAGTTAACAACCTAGGCCTTACTATTGATATCACGCCAAGCGGCTTTGGATTAAAGGTAAACATAGCGTCTATTTTAGACAATGATGTTTATATATCTAACGGAATGGTCCCTCCATCAATTCACGACTCTTCTCCAGATATATTTAGAAGGTCTAAGAATTATAAAGTCTACGCTAGATTTGGTTGGGAGTATGTTCCAAATGAGGTTCGTGACGCAGCTGTAGAAATAATGAAGATGTACTTTGCAAAAGATCGTGTTTGGAAAGACAGATATGTTAAAAAGGTTTCCACAACAGATTGGGATTTTGAATATTCTTCAGAAGCATTTAGTGGAACTGGCTCCTCATATGCAGACAAGCTACTTGCAGACTATGTAATAACACAAATGGTTCTGGTGTAATGTTTGATTTAGTAGACGGCCTCATGACAATGAAGATGGACGTATATCGACAAACTGAGCAGCAGGATAAAGATACTGGTGCAATGATAAGAGAGTTTTCTTTTATAAAAACAATTGATTGCTATGCTAGAGGAGTAATTACCGAAAGCAGAAATAGGTCTAACGATAGTCAGAAGTTTTCAAATAAGTATTCAAATAACCAGTATATTGAGGCTAGAACATCTGACAGATTAACTGCAAGAGATAAAGTTAAAAACATTAGGGATGTAAATGGAAAGCCTATCTGGTATGAGTTAAACTATCCAAGCGATACAGATACAGTTTTTGATGTTGTTGGAACTACACCAATATCAGATCCATTTGGAAATGTTGTAGGATATAACTCTTCATTGCAAAGAGCGGAGAATCAGCAAATTGGCGTCTGAAATTTTAGCGATTAAGGCAGCAAGCGGATTAGTTAATTTAATGACTAATAAGCCAGTAAGTGGTGCAATAAAAGATAGTACAGTTGCACAAATATCTGCTGCATTGTTCTATAAAACAAATGTAATGGCTAAACTAGCTGCCAATCCGCAATTCCAATCAGCATTTAGAAGCGTAATCTTTGATCAACTTCAAGTTGATTTTGGAGACTATATTGATGCAAAAGCAAGAACATCTCCAAAGTCTTTTCACCATGTTTACGAATGGGGAAGAGTGGGAGATAGCGAGGCAAGACTATTTAAATTAAATAAGCTTCCTGCAGATGGACTATCATTAAAAATTAATTACGAACTAACTGACTCAAAGTCTTTTGTACCATCTGAAAACTCTAACAATAAACACGTCTTTGTAAAAAAAGCTTCTGTTATGGAAGAGGGAAAGACTGTAGTCATAAGGCCAAGATTTTCTGAAAGGCTGGTATTTGATGTAGACGGATACACAATATTTATGCCAAAAGGCGAATCCGTTACTGTTAGAAAACCAGGAGGGGCGGCAACCAAAAACGCCTTCTTTGCACAGTATAGATATTTCTTTACTGGACAGCTAGTCAATATGTCTATAAAAAAATCGGGATTCCAGAGATTATTTAATTCATCATTGTCTAGAGCGCTAGGTGTACCAGCACAAGTTAAATCAGTTAAATATAGTTTCTCACCAAATCAATTGGCAAGTGAAGCTGAGGCTGCAACATCAGCAGAATTTGCGAGGTTAGCACATGGCTAATTATAAATTAGATGCAATGTTTGAAATAAGAAAGTTCCTATGGAGCAGACTTACAGCACTTAATATATTCAATCAAGAAGACTACTACTCAGACAATCTAAATGAGACACTTGTCCCAATTGTTCCAGTCCAGCAACAGCCAGAGATGAATCAGTTCTTGAGCGGAAAGAAGCACATAGTCTACGATAAGATAGGAATGTCTTATGAGAACAACTGGATGATATGCTGCGAACAGATTCTATTAACCCTATATTCACCAGATCTCCTTGATATTGTTGAGATAAGAAACTTCCTAACTGATGAGTTTAGAAGAATGGATGAGTCTGCAAGGGATGTCAATAAATGGGCGGGGTTATCAGATAAATTCAAGTTTCATAGTATCCACATAGCAGACATATCATCTACAGCCCCATCAGAAGAAATCCAAGGATTCTATGCAGCAGATGTCATATTAGAGGTCAAATATTCAAGGATAACAAATGGCCAGGGCAGGTTTGCCTAATTTGCCTTTTATAATATAGTAGAGTAAAATTAGAACAGAGGAAAGGGCCTAGCCAGCCAAAATATATATATTAATTTCATATGAAATCAGGAGGCAATACATCATGGCATATCAAAATACAGGAGACGCCCGCAACATTCTTGTTGGAGCATCACCACTATTTTTATCAGTAGAAGATTCAACTGTAGATGGTTACGATAACAGCATGGAAGCAGGGGCAACCCCAGAAAACGCTTTTGTTGCAAACAAAAACCGTTTCGTACCAGCATTTTTGGCAGGAGAGTCTTATACTACAACATTAAACAAAGTTCTAACAACAACAGGTGCTACACAAACAGCAACACCTTCAGAATCAACACCAAAGATTGGTGGAGCTTATCGTAACGTAGGTTACACAAATAACGGTCTTCAGATCAGTTATCAGCCAACATTCGATTCAGTAACTGTAGACCAGTTGCTAGATACAGCTAAGCTTTTCAAGTCTGCTATGCAGGTTCAAATTTCAACAGAAATGGCAGAAGGCACACTAGAGAATATCCTAGCAGTATTTGGACAAAAGGGATCAACCCTAGCAAAGGGTGCTGAGATTGACGTACTAGGTTTGGAAGCAGGTGCACTAGGTGCAGCTCCAACAGAGCGTCAGCTAATTGCAGTTGGACAGGCTCCAACAAGAGATGATTCAGGTGCTAATATCACATCAGAGCGTGTATACTATGCACGTCGTGTTTTGTCTGTTGAGCAGTCACAGTTCTCTTTGGCTCGTACAGCAGCAACAACATTCCCAGTGACATTCCGTCTTCTCCCATCAGGTGAAGCAAGTCACACTGGTTCAGAGTACGGTAAAATTATTGACCGTGTTCTATCAGCTTAATTATATTAATAATTAATATCAAAGCCCCCAAGAAATTGGGGGCTTTGCTGTTGTACCCTTACAATGGTTATGCTATAATAATTTAGACGATCCTTAAGGAGGATACAATGGCAACAACAGTATATGACGTAGAAGAGATTGAACTACAAAGCGGAGCTAAAGTAAAGCTCAAGCCATTATCAATCAAGCAACTACGAAAGTTTATGGAAGTAATTAAGAAAGTTCAAGATGCAGAAGATGAAGCTGCAACACTTGGTATTTTGGTAGAAGCATGCGGAGTTGCAATAGAAACTCAGCTACCAGATCTAGTTGCAGACCTAGACAAGCTAGAAGAAGCATTAGACGTTCCAACAATTAACCGCATCCTTGAAGTTTGCGGAGGAATTAAGATGGACGACCCAAACCTGATAGCGGCAGCAGTACTGGCTGGTCAGAACTAGATTTAGCCGCTTTAGAAGGCCAAGTTTTTCTTCTGGGACACTGGAAGAATTATGAAGAGCTAGAAGAAAATTTATCGATGCCAGAGTTGGTTCAAACCATAACAGCGATAAACCTAAAAGAGCACAACCAAAGAAAGTTTGCAGCATCACTAAAAGGAATACAATTAGATGATGATGTAGAAGAAGAAAAAAAAGGTTCTACCTTTGAAGATATCCAAAGAAGAGCACTTGGTATAACGGCATCAGCAGATGATGTTGTTGGATTACAAGGGCCATTCGCAGCACAAGCTGGATTTGGAATTGGCGCAGGGTTAGGATATTCTAGGAGTAATTAATGGCTGACGAACAAATTGTAACCAGTATAGTCGCCAAAGCCGACTTGTCTAGCCTTGTGTCTGAAGTACACAGGGCTAGTGCTAGTCTCCAGCAACTACAAAGAGAACTCCTTGCATCAAACAAAGCAATATCTTCTTCAACAAAATTAGCAAATAATCTATTCAGAGATACCTTAACTGGAAGCGGACAGTTCTCCAGCCACTTTGTAAACCTTAATTCTGATGTAGATAAATTTGGTAAAAACTTAGATGCTGGTAGACTAAAGCTTAAGAACTATTTCCAAACATTTAGAGAGCACTCTACAACTCAAAAGGGTATGATCAGGGAGCTTGCCAAAGAACAGGTAATGCTTCAAAATTCAGTACTGCAACCTCTGGGCAGAAATGCTCAAGGTTTAATGCAATACAATGTAATGATTCCTAGAGGATTAGATGCAATAGCAAATAGCGGAAAATTAGCTCGCATGGAAATGCAGATTATGAATCGTGCATTATCTGAAGGAGCAGGGTCTTTAATTAACTGGGGTAAAAATACTCAGTGGGCAGGTAGACAGCTTACCGTAGGACTTACCGTTCCTCTTACTATGTTTGGAGCGGCAGCTGGAAAAGCATTTAGAGAAGCAGACGCAGAGCTTGTAAGATTAACAAAAGTTTATGGCGGTCTTGCAGCTACATCCGCTTCAGATTTAAGAGCAATTAGAGAAGAAGTTGTTGAAACAGCAAAGGTTTTATCTAAGACAATGGGTGCATCTTTTAAAGAAACTATTGCGCTAGGTGCTGATATTGCGGCAACAGGACAAACTGGTGACGAGCTTCTTGGATCAATTGCAGAAACAACAAGACTAGCAATACTCGGTGAAGTTGATAGACAAGATGCAATGAAAGCAACTCTATCAATTCAAACAGCTTTTAAGCAAAATACAGAACAGCTAACAGAATCAATTAACTTTCTTAACGCAGTTGAAAACCAAACATCAACAACTCTTAACGATTTAGTAGAAGCTATTCCAAAAGCTGGTCCAGTAATTCAGCAATTAGGTGGTGACGTTAAAGATTTAGCTCTTTATCTAACCGCAATGAGAGAAGGTGGAATCAGCGCATCAGAAGGTGCTAACGCTTTAAAGTCTGGTCTAGCATCTCTTATTAATCCAACAAAGCAAACCGTTGGAATGATGTCAGAATTTGGCATAGATGTAATGGGTATGGTTTCTAAAAATACAGGAGACACAACTGGTCTTCTTATGGATTTACAAAAAGCATTAGATTCACTTGATCCACTAAGTAAAGCAAGAGCGATGGAGCAGATGTTTGGTAAGTTCCAGTTTGCAAGAATGAGCGCATTGCTTAATAACTTAGGCAAGCAAGGTAGCCAGACGCTTCAGGTTTTAGATCTAATGAAAGCAAGTACTGCAGACCTAGCAGATGTTGCTAGCCGAGAATTAAAAATGGTTACAGAGTCCGCATCTGGTAAATACAAGAGGGCTATAGAAGGCCTTAAGGCAGAGCTTGCAGATGTCGGAGAAGAGTTTCTTGGAGTTGCTACCAAGCTTATAAGCGCAGCCACAAAGATTTTGGATTTCTTTACTAAGTTGCCTGACCCAATTAAAAAGGGATTAACATTTTTAGCTGGATTTACAGCACTGGTTGGTCCTCTTATTATGTTAACTGGTGTGCTTGCAAACTTCTTTGGATATATAACTAAGGGAGTTGTTCAACTAAGAGCATTCTTTATGAAGGCCAATGGCTGGAAGATGCTTACTCCAGAAATTATTGCTGCTGAAAAAGCAGCACTTATGGTTGAAAATGCATTTTATTCAGATGCAGCAGCAGCTCAAGTTCTTCACAATGCGTTACAAAAGCTTGTTTTAGATTATCAAAGTCTACAAGCGGCATCAATGAAAAATGCAGTTCCAGTAAATGGAGGAGTTAGCACTGTTGCTGGTAACCCAGTGATGGTTGGCGGAAGAAGAGTTGTAGACCCTAACGATCCATATGTTGGAGATCCTAACACTAGAGCAATGTCTCATATTAGACCAAGAGATCTAAATAATCCTGCAACTATATTTGGCGGAGTCCCAGGAGCTATCCCAGTTAATAGAGGTATATCAAGAACTCCTCAAATTTATATGCATGATAGACTTCCAAATGTTGAAGGCCTAACAAGCGTTAAGGGAATATCTACAGGAATTGTTGCGCCAGAGGCTGCCAAGTTCCATGCGCTAATGGCAACACTTGGAATGCAAACAGAACAAGAAGTTGCAGTGCTTAAGAAAACAATTGCAATGGGTGGAACTGTAAGCAGAGAACTTTTGGATACATTTGATGACATCCTTCCAATAACTCAAAGATTTGCAGATAGCGCAGCAACTCAATCTGCATTAATTGTTCAGCAAATGAGAAATGCAGAAATAACAGTTGATCAGGCTAAGGCAAGAATACTTGCACTTAATGCACAGATAGAAGCAGACATGGGTTCTGCAGTAACAGCATATGCTGCTGGTCGAGGAAGAAGAATTGATTTAACAAGAGCCCCAATGATGGATCAACCAGTTGTTGATGCTAATGGACAATTTACACTTAGAGATTTATACAAGAAAAAAACAAACGCTTCCGTTATGGAAGAGTTTGGAAGAGTTCGTGGCGTAAGAACATTTGGAGCACCATATAGTATTCAAACAACAAGAATGCCTAAGTTTAATACTGGTGGAGACATTGAATCGTTTGGACCAAACAAGACTATGGTTTCTGGACCTTCTTCAATTAATTACGACGACAGACTTGGAAGCGTTCCTCTGGGTGGATATGTTTTGAACCAGCAAGCTGCAATGGATCCAGCAAATGCCGCATTAGTTGCAATGGCTCCAAGCACATATTTAAATGACGGTGGAAATATTACAGCAGCTCTTACTCCACGGGAAGTAGTTTTTGGTCCTCAAATTCAAAGAATGCCTGAGCTTTATGCAGCAGTTGATGCCGCAAATAGCGGATACAATTTTGGTGGGCAGATCATGAGTGGCACATATGGGTATGGAAGAGAAAGCACTCTATCAATATGGGCAAGATTAGTTAACTCTAAGGATTATCCAAAAGTAATTAGAGCAGCAACAGTTGCTTCTGATGCTGCAATCCTTTCACAACTTACTGGAATGGATATTAAAGATGCCACAAAGAGAGTTTCTGCAGATTATGATTCAGCAATAGAGCATGCTAAAAAAGCAGCAGCCAAAAATGGGACAAGAAAAACAGAAGAGTTTGTAAAGGCAAGAACAGCTCAGCTTATTAGATTGAGCAAAGAGTTCCCAGGTGCAAATTTAATTCTAGATAAATATTCAGATAAAAATAAGTACGATCAAAATGCAAAAGCAGCTCGTATGAAAGCTATAGCTCCTCAGACATATGCAGGAACAATGAGATCTGTGATTGATGATTTAGTAAAAGAAGGAGTTTTAACTCAAGCTCAAGCAAAGAAAGTCTTTGGAATTTTAGGCCAAACATCAGATTTTTACGATCCAATTTCTAAATCTCATACTATGACTGCAAAAAGATCTGCTTCAATATTTAAGCCAGGAGAGTTGCAAGCCCTGCTTGTTGAACAAGGAATGTCAAGAGCAGAAGCAGAAAAATATGCTGGTGTTACTGGAGTCAGATCAAATAATTTTGTTGGTCAATCTACTGGACTTTCAAGATCATTTAACACAATGGGCAACTGGTTACAGCAAAGTACAGATGGTGTTTTTCTAGATGAAGTTTCACCATTTAAAGACGAAGCAAAAAGCAACTTTATAGCAGGGATTAAAAAACTTAAAGCTAAGTTGGGAATTACAGGCCCTACAACAATGAAGGAAATCATTAGACAGCTTACCTTGTCGAGAATAAAATCTGGAGTGGGCTATAACTCTAAAATGGTCACAACACTTGGTGGAAGGTTGGCGGGTAGAGGAATTTCTTTTGCAAAACCAGCACTAGGTCCACTTGCTGGAGCATTTAACAAGGGCGGAATGATTCCAGGTGGTCATATATCAAGAAGCAGAAAAAATTATGGATTTGTATCACCAGCTCTAAGACTATTAGCACCAGCACAACAACTTAAGATTTTGCAGCAAGCTCGTGAAATGTCAGCTGTAACGCCTGCTGGATATATTCCAGCATCGTATAGTCATTTGCTAACACCAAGCACAGGAAGAAGTTTCCCAGTTCCTGGAGTTGCTGGGGTTTATCAAAACGAAGAAAAGAAAAAGGTGTTCTTTAAAGCGGTTCCAAATGAACCTAGCTTAACAGCAGAAATGCGTGGAACAGAAATTGGAAGAATCCTAGGTCTCGTAACTCCAGTTCAAGTTGCAAAATCAATTCGCAATCCACTGGACCCAACTGGCAAGTCTAGATTCCTTGGAGCAGAGTCAGATTACGATGAAGGCTTCATTAATCCAAATACATCAGTGCCTGGAAAGTTTAGTCAAGATGAAGTTCTGGATCAATTTATTGCTTCTATGATTCTTGCAAATAAAGATTTGTCTAGATCAAATGTTCACGGAAGAAGATTGTCAGATGTTGGTAATGGTGGAGTCCTAGCTAAAGCATCTATGAATGATGATTTTGCAAAAACTATGCCTTCTATGGAAGAGATGGCGCTGGCAAACTTGTTGCAAGTCAAGGGTGGATCTAGAAAAGATTTTGCTCGTGATACCGCTCCTATTATTGCAAAGATGACTGCAAAAGAATATGGCGATAAGATTAAAGAAAAGATGGAAGCCGCATATCCAGAATTAAAGAGATACATCAAGTCTCTTCCTAAAAAAGATAGAAAGCCTTATGATGCATTGCTTAAGAGATTTGAAGAAGGAATGGATGTTGATTGGTCTAAGTATCATGCAATGCACGTTAATCCAAAATATCTTAATGCTGGAGGACCAGTTGGTGGAGGCCCTGTTCAAAGAAGTAGATATGCTTATGGACGTAAAAAAGATGGATCTAGAGTATCAGGAAATCCAGCAAAAAGAGCTCAGCAGGAAAGATTAAAGGCTGAGCGATCAGTAACACCTGTATCTAGATCTGGATACACATCTTCGGGCAATCCTCAAATGCAAGTACAACAAATTCCTTATGTTGGCGGAGCTGGAGTTTTTGGAAACGCATTTGGTGCATCGCAAACTGGACAATCTCAGCAGGCTATAAACACTTTGAGACTTTCACAAATTGGTCAGCTTCCAGCAGGAATAACTAGATCTTTTAAATCTTTAACTGACTCAATTAAATTAGGCACAGTAGGATTAAGATACGGAATTATGAATTCAGGAAAATATCTGAGTTCAGCTTATGCAGATTATGCAAAAGAACGAATAAGCTCTGCAAGAACAACTACAAGAACTATTAGAGAAGGTATTTTAAGAGAGCAGTCCAAGAGGCTGTCTGCAGCATATCCAGGACAAATGATGCCGATGTACATGTCTGGACCAGGGGCTGGTGTTGGAAGCCTTGGAGCAGTTGGCGCTTGGAAAGACTCTGGAGAAGATGGAGTCAAGAGTCGTAAAGTAGGAACTTATGGCTATAGACGCCGAGAATTTATGGATGCAGATGGCAAGATCTATAACACAAAGGCTGCTAAAGCCGCAGGAATTGACACTAGAGTAAGAGGCGGAATGGGCATGGGTGCCCAAATGGGAATTGGAATGGGTGGCTCAATGGCCGCTATGTCAATGATGCAACAGGAAAAAGTTTTGGGCATGAGCGGAATGACAGCTGGATTAGCCGTTATGGGTGCCTCTACAATACTGCCCATGTTGCCATGGAAAACAATGGCAAGTTCAGTAAAATCAACTACAGCTTCTATAGTGGCATCAGTTAAAGCTTTTAAGAATGTTAAAGATGCAATTTCTAAAACAGGCGCAGCCGCAGCTGATTTTGTTAAAAAGTTTAAAGCACTCGGCGCAGTTTTATCAGTTGTTTTGGTAGGACTTGATATTTGGAAGAAGTATAGCAATGCTCAACAAGATGCTGCAATGGCTCTATCCATTACCGCAAAAGGTGCTGAACAAGCTGGAATAAAATATTTCAATCTTAATCAGTACTTAACAGACTATATTGAAAAGCAGAAATTAGCAAACGCAGCAGCACAAGGATCGAAAAGCAACTCAATAGGAATGCCTGGCATACCTCAGTCCATAGACGAAATGAAAAAGGCAAAAGAAGATGGCAAGGTCCTTAAAGAGTTAATTGAATCTATTAATAGAACTTCAAGCACAGGTGAACTTCAAAGATTAATAAATAATCAAAAAGCACAATATGTTGCAGGAGGCTTAAGTATAGAGCAAGCAAACTCCATGATATATGGAGCAATTGCTAATAGCGAAAAGGCTTCACAGGCTTACAAGTTGTTGGCAGATCAAGGCTTTGGCGCAATTCAAGATAAATCAACTGCAGCAGAATATGCTGTTAGCAATTTAGTAAACACATTAAATAACAATAAGTCAGTATGGCAGATATTTAATACTAAAGATGTAAGCTTGTGGAACCCAATGTCTCCATATAACGCTATAACAGATACTTTTGCAGATGCTAACGCACAAAAGAAAGCTGTTATCTCTGGTTTTGAAAGCATGATTGGCATAGTTAACGCAGGCACTCAAGCGCTCATTGGAACAAAAAATGCTCAAGGAGATCTTATTGATGAGCATGAAGCATATCAAACAATATTGGCCAGCACAGAAAAGAATATACCTGAATTTAATATTCCAATTGGCAAAGATACGTATGATACTTTGGTAGAGATGAGCCCAAAGCTAGCAGAAATTACAAATAAGTTTGATACATTAAAATCAATTATAGCAAAAACTAAACTGTTTACTTCTGGAATTAATATTGATCTAAAGGCTATCGATGCTAATTTAGCTATAAAGCTAGCTGGATTTACTGCAGCAATTGGATCAGGTATTTCTGAATTAACTAAAGCTGGTGATGAAAATAATACATATGGGTCAACTGGCAAGGTATTAAAGAGACTGCAAGAATCAATTTTAGCTACTTCAGCAGCTTCACAAAAAGCAGCAGCAGTTTCTCAAAGAAACATTCAGGAAGAAATAAAATTAATTGCTAAAAAAATTAGCCTTATTGAAGATGAAAAAAATAAAAAGCTAGAATCTTTAAGAGCAACTCAAGACGCATCTAACTATGCATTAGAATTGCAAAAACTTCAAATAGAATATGCGGACGCTGTTGCTCGTGGAGATGTTTCTGGCGCAGCCAGAGCAAGAATAAGCATTGACCAGCTTACATCTAATAGACAGGCAGACTTAGCTGAAAAAGCAATACAAGATGAAGCAGCTAGACTAAAAGCTATTGAGCAAAAGAAAATAGATGCAAAACAAGCTGCAGCTGATAAAAAAGCAATTGCTTTCCAGGACAGACAAGATAATGCAACAAATGCTGCTGCAGTTATGGATGTAGTTAAAGGATTTAAAGCAACTTACGATGAGATAACCGCTTTAAGAATAACAAATAGCATGATGCCAGAAAGCGAAGCGAAAAGAAAGGCGGAGGCCCAGCTTGTCGGCAAGCTAGACGATTTGCTTAAAAAAGTTGGTGTAGCTGGAACTGGATCAAGCGAAACCGCAAAAGCTATAAGAGAATCTTTTGCCCAGTACTTTAATAAAGATGGAACAGTAAAGAAGGTTTATGTTGAATCTCCTGGTTTACCTGACGCTACAACCAGGGGTGTAACCGCAACAACAATTACCACTTTAAATAAAGATATTTTAAAGATACTTGATAGAGACGTTGCATTGGTATCTAGTATGGCTACTCAGATTACTGGAGGTAAAGGCTACTCGATAAAAACAATGACTGAAGAAATCGTTGCTGCTCTAAAAGGAAAAGGCACTGGAACTTATTCTGACCCAATAAATGCTGGAACGACTGTTGGACAATTGGGTAAGAGTTCTATTAATTGGGGAGATAAGTATGATCCAAATAGCAGTAGAGAACAGGTAAAAAAGTTTGCCCAAAAGAAAGGTTATAAGCCAGGAACTAACTTTTACTTTAGAGAAGCCGATGGAACAATAAAACAATTTGTTGTACTTAAGGATGGTAACATCCAGCTACAAAAAATTACTACAAAAGCTGATGGTGGGCCAGTCAGAGGTGAAGGAACTGGAACATCAGATTCAATTCCAGCAATGCTTTCAAATGGAGAATATGTAGTTAGAGCATCTTCTGTTGCAAAATATGGCGTAGAGGCACTTGATGCATTAAATGCACAAAAGCTACATAAGGGAGGGCCAGTTGGCCATAGACATGGAAGAAATTTACCAGGGTCAAAATTTAGATGGAATCCATATGATGAAGACATGCCAGATTACTGGAGTGATGGAAGTCCTTCAGGAAGTCCTTATACTCAAAGATGGGGAGCGCTAAGATACGGTCCTGCCAAGGGTAAAGATATTTGGGGCGGAACAGAGATACCAGGACTTCCGTTTAGTGGAAAGATAGCTAATCGCTCAGATTACTGGCATCAGATAGCCGAGCAGCCTATTAAGTATAGTGGGCCAGGAATGGGTCTTGACAAGGATCCAATGCGTTACGCAGGATCTGGAGCTTCTATGGGAGGCATTGGAAACGGCGTTTACGGACCTGGTTTTATGACATTTGCAACTGGCGGTTTCGTAGGTAATAAAAACGGTAACTGGTTTAGTAAGTTTAATCCAGTAAATGCTATCACCTCATTTATAGAGGGGATAGGTAGCGGAATGATGGGTCGCCAAACTCAGGGCAAAGCTACCAATGTTAAGCTTGGATTAACGCAGCAAGAAAAAGATAGAGCTCTACTGCAAACAGCACAAATGCTTTCAGGTTATACATCAGCATTTAATTTAAAGAATAATACTAGCCCAGAAATTTTTGGAAGTAAGTCTCTAGGTGTTTCAGCTGACTTACTTGCACTGCTACCAGCCATTGGCGGATTAACTAAGCTAGCTACTAACTCAACATCATTATTATCTAAGCCTGCTGCTATATCTCAAAATTCTGCAAAGCTATCAATTGAAAATGGTATTTTAAGGTTTAAAAAATCTCTTCCTAACGATGGTGTAAAAATAAATACCAAAACTGGTATAAATAATTTGTTGTCTAAGGTAGCAGCTGACGATGCAATTCCTTACAACCTTGCAAGAGACTTTAAAATGACATCAACTTCTGCTGGTGAATACAGTCCAAATAAAACAACAATAACAATGCCACCAAGTGGAATGAGTGGGGGAACTGCAGTCCATGAGTATGCTCATCATTTAGACTTTACAACTAAAAATTGGTCTTTCGATGCTTGGCTAAATTCAGCAAAAGATAATTTTGATGATGGTGCACTAGCATATCTTAGAAAAGCTTATGATTCTGCACAAGAAATTAAATTAGGTCAAGGCCAAGCTGCTATAGAAAATATATTAACAAATTTTTCTAGTAAAAATCCAAATTTAATTGGAAAC